CACGTTGAAATGAAAGGGAAAAGTGGTTACTGATTTAGAGCCTGGGGCATGGATGGGGCAAAACCTCCAAAATTTGCGTTGAGTATCGCCATCTGATTACTGTTGTTGTCAGTCATCCATTTTCCGTAAACGTTGTAAACCATTTGCGCTGACGTGTGGCCCATCTGTGAGGCAATGAAGTTTGGATTTGCTCCAGCACTTAATGCCCAGCATGCGAAAGTGTGTCTTGATTCATACGCACGGCGATGACGTATGCCGGCTCTCTTGAGTACATCATTCCACGTCGCGCCGAATGAACCAGGCGCATACCAGTCTCCACCTTTTCCATTCCTTGCAGTCAGTCGCGGAACAAATACGAAAGTACATGCATCTGTTCTAGTTCTGCCGAACTCCCTCAAATGCACTTCTATTTGATGCTGTTTGCCCATTCGGGTATAAGCCATCTGGCTTTTCAGAGCCTGTATTGCTGCGTCGGTGAGCACTATCTCCCGGTTTCCGCATTCAGTTTTAGGCGGAGTGAAATGCCCTTTAATAGCAATGTTGCGGCTTACAGTGATTGTCCATTTTTTCAGGTCTATATCTTCCCAGGCCAGCGCACTGATTTCTCCGTGGCGAAGTCCAGTGTTAACGGCCAGTATCCACAGATTTTTTATTTGATCTGATGGGCAAGCGTTAAGAAGCCGGAAATATTCATCGTGGGTAAGTGGATCTGGTTCCGATCTACTCTTCCTGAGAGGATCAATGCCTTCGAATGGGTTTCTGTCGATATACCTATTTTGCTTAGCGAAAGCAAACATACCTCCAAGGCAGTTAAGGTAAACATTTACTGTTCTCACTGTCCTACCTTTTTTGGCGGAGCGATTCTTCTGGTGTATCCCGCAGATCTGGAACCCTGTAAGTAACTCCTTTCTCACTAACAGAATCTGTTCCGTGTTAATGCTGGTAAGCATATTGTCTGGGCCCAGTAATTCGCAGCAAATTTTGATGTAAGACCGGTAACGGTTGAAGGCGTTAAGCGTAATTTCCATCCTCTTAAGCTCCAACCATCTTTTGGCGAGTTCGCCAACAGTAATCCCTGGGCGCGTCAGGCCAAATCGCCCAAGGTTTGAAGACTGCGGAAACTGCTCGACATAATTGAACGTGCCGATCTTGATGGCATAGCAGATGGTCGTTCTCAGTTCTCCAGCCATTCTCCTGTTTTTGGGGGTGTCAGGTATACCGAGATTTTCCCGAACCCTTACACCCTTATATATAAACCACAGGCGCAAACTACCCCCGTGATTTTCTACCCCGGTAGGATATTTCATGTGTTCTCCTTGTTGTGAATCACTGGGGTATTTAAACAGATTTCTGGCGCGGGATCGCCGGGCGCTGACGTTCAACCCAGTTGTCTATCTCTAAGCGATTGTAGAGGATAGGGGAGTTGTCCTTAGGCTGGCAGTCTCCGGAATAGTGCCGATACTCGCGACCTTCCATCCATGATTTTTCGCGGGCCGATTTGATAGCGTTTTTGGTGAGTCCGGTGATCGTCATCAGCACTTCTTCCGAAACCCACTTATTAGGAGTCAGCTGAATAACTTCGCTCATGGTGTTCTCCAGGCAAAAAGAACCCGGCACGTGGCCGGGTAAAAGGGATAATGGAGGCGGTGTTTTCGCACCCAATAGCCAGCTCATAACTGGCTATAAGTTGCGTTAGTCATCTTCATCTTCTTCCCAGTCCTCGTCGTAATAAGGAGAGGCCAGAAGAGGGTTGGTCGCGGAAAGAAGCTCAGCTGCTGCACCTTGGCGCTGAAGTCGGCGAAGTGCCTCGTATAGCTCGAAAGCTTCAGTGCGCTCGTCACCAACATCGAGGGCACACGCTACTTTGTGCGCCTCTGAAACAAGATCGGCTAACTTGTTGTGTACGTCTTGCAAGGAATGCATGTCACTTACCTCTCTGCTTCATAATCAGCTCTAAGTCTGCCTGACATTCCGCGCATGTTTGGCAGCCGGGAACTGCAGCGCGCCGCGGCGCCGGAATACTCTCTCCGCATTCACTACAATGCTCAGCTGATACGGCGTTGCGGTTGATGCGGTGCGCTGCGATCGCCATGTCGATTCGTTGCTGCGCAAGTTCGTTAGCTTGATCGATGATTTCTGCTGTCATGCTCTTACCCATCCCTTGCCATTAATATGTCTGATCAATGACCGTTTACGAAGATATTGCAGCCGGCGATCAACAAATCTGAACGGGTACCCACTCCCGTCTTCTTCAGCAATTCTCTTAGACTCTTCTTCAACATCCCTTACAAAAATCTTGTGGAATGGAGTAGGGCTTCCGCCGATTCTGTTTAGAATCAGCTGATCTAGCTTTGCGTACTTGCTCATGCTGCACCGCCTTCAGGAAAATCACCGAAGTCAGCAAGGTCAGTTTCGCGATCGAACTTAAATTCGCCTATATCGACAACCTCAACTTCGTGTTCGTAAATATCACCTCCGCCACTTTCAAGAATCTCCATGGCTTCTTCCAGGCTTTCAGCATCCACTCTGAAGGTCTGCGAACCTTCTGCTCGCTTGACCTCAGTGGTAAAAAGAAATCTTTTCACGATTCAACTCCGAAGCGGCGATTAAGCCGCCCTGTGTATACGACAAACTCCAGGAGGCTAACTCCCAGAGGTGCAATTTGCTGGTGGTGTTTCTTGATGATGGGCTTAACCGTTGCGTCCCAGTTAGGCTTTGGCTTTTTGCGCATAGCCTGTTTGATTTCCTCCGTACAACGGCGGCAGGCGGCGCGGATGGCGTTTTCATCGGCTGGCGTCATGCTGCCTCCGTCTTCACAACGTCGATGGCGCAGCCGGGGATCAGCTCAACGGAAGCGGTGGGGCATTGATTCCCCCAGTGATGCCAGCCTGGCGCCGCGCTGCGACTGAACAGCTCAATTCGTGTTACGTCGCCATAGAGCAACTCCAGACGGTGGCGAACTTCCCAAGGTTTCTCGCTGTGAGCGCCGAGCGGGCTGTAGACCACCTGCTTAATGCCGGCATGCTTGCGTTCCAGGCCGGTACCACGGGTGGCGATCAGCACGTCTTCGGTATTGGCGCGGGTATGATTGCCGCCATTCATTCGTGTCTCTGCATTCAGCAGGGCGAGGAAGTCGTAAAAATCGGCGACGTCTCCCTCTGCCAGAGCCTTGGTAATGCGCAGTTCGGCCAGTTGGTTCAGCTTCACCCAGGTGAATAGATTCATCGTGCGCACCGTAAAACCCCACGACTCTGCAAGCGCGACCGCCTCCTGGTTATGGGTGCCGGTGTACCACATCGCCAGCACAGCGTTATCCGCGGCGAGCTCCCATATAGGGAGCCGTTTCATATCGATGAGTTTCATTGTGGAGTAGTGGTCGACAGCTGCACCGTTGCTGATGGTGTTGCCATATGACCAGGGAGGATCAGCGTAGATAAGAGAATATTGTTTAGTCATAAATGATCTGCATTCAGTTATTGCTAACAGACCCGAAGCGGGCCCGATAGCGTTTGATTCGTTCATCCTCACGTGATGGGCGCATCGGTCCGACCGGTACATACTGAGGGCGTTTACTTGCTTCCAGATTGTCGAACCAGACATCCTTCTCGAATCGTTCCTGAATCCGAACTTCCATGTTCGGCGTCTGGTAATCGTTATTTGCGATTGCCTCGAAGCACCTCGCCAGCACCTCCTCTTTGGTGCCTGAATGTTTTGGCGGGCGTAAATATCCCGCCCCGGGAAGAGGTGATGGCATATTCATGCTCCTGATTAAATGACGTGAATGGTGTGACGAGGGAAGGGGAGAGTTATCGGCGCAAAAGGTATATCGTCGTCGAAATCCATAGGTGGTTCGCTGTGCTGCTTAGGTGCTGATGATTGCTGCGACTGAACTTGTCGTTGTCGCGGCTTATCATTTCCAAAAGTACCTCTTAGGGGCAGATCGATATCCCGAACCAGAATGGTAGGTGTTTGCGCTGTAGAACCATCCTGTCGAGTCCATTCTTCAATAACAAACTCACCAGAGACTGTAACCTTCGCGCCTTTAACGACTGCAGATGATAGCTTTTCAGCCATGGCGCCGAACATCTTACAATTCAGCCAGGATGTCTTTTCATTCTCACCATATCCGGTTTTGGCGGGAATAGAGAATGACGCAATGTGTTTTCCGTTTGGCGTGACGCGGAGAACCGCGTCTTTCCCCACATTGCCGGAAACGATGATGGTATTTATTGCCATTTATGCCGCCTGTTTTAACTCTTTAAGTCGGATACCAGTAACGTCTTTGCATTTGTTCTGGTGCTCAGCAAAGCCGTTAAGCAATTTCCATGTGTCTTCATAGCGATGCTTAAGCCGATCGCTATCGTTTTCAGAGCCGGCGTATGCAGAGAATTCGGCGAGGATTTTGTCCGCATCCACGGACAGAGGTGCCTGGTCTCTGTGTTGAGATCCATCATGAGGTTGCTCTTTATGCGCGACTGTAATACCTGATGGCAGTGCCCAGGCTGGCAGTGCAGGAGCTTTCCAATAGAACTGACCAACCTCTTTTGATTTGGCGTAGTGGAACCCCGGCGCGCGCGTTGCTGAAACCACTGCGAATCCTTCTTCCAGATTGTAGAGGTAACGACCGATCCCCCATTGCACGGCGGCGCGCTTCATGGCGCCAGAGCGACCACCTTTCACAGCTTCAACTTGTGTGTTTTCTGCCGCATCCCACTTGGTGATCCACTCGCCTTCAACCTTGATGGAAATACCGCACTCAACGCCGCCATTGTTCGGAATATCTCGGTACTCGTTACGCCAGCCAGCCTTGCCGCATACTTCATCCAGCCGCTTCATGATTGCGCGGTTGGTTACGTAGGCCAACACCTTCGCCCAAATGCCGTTATTGTTTTTTCCAGCCTGCTGAATGCGCCACTCAATATCCTCACTGGCAAATGGCGCATCTAAATCATCAAGGTTCATGTGTAATTCCCCGCAAACTCATCCCAGCCAATGACCGGATTCTGCCGCTCGGCGGCCAGATTGACTGGCTCGTTGTCGTTCTCTGGCTTATCAGGTATCACGTCGCGCATCAGACGCAGGAAAGACTCTTCGTCCCATCGTTCTGCCGCTGTCATGCTGCACGCTCCTGATGGGTGATGACGTAACCCTGCTCAACCAACCACTCGATCACCTCTGCGCCGTCGAGCTGGGGAAGTACGTCCCTAGTTTTTACAGTTCCGGCCAGCACAACGCCTTCCATCTCAACTTTGAGAGTGTTGTGTGGGCCAACAGATGTGCGCATGTCAGCGCACTCGCATGTGATATTCATGAGTCACCTCAGTAATGAATCGTCGCGCATGGAATCAGGTTGTCTTTCAATGCCGTAAGCACTTCGATAGCCTGCTCGCGGGTGATGCTGGTATGGGTGGTTAGCGCGTTGACAATATTGGTGCCGACAGTCTTACGGTGTTTAACGTCAGCCTCTCTCTTCGCCTGCTCATCAGCTTTGCGCTTTTCTTCAGCCAGGCGAGCTTCTTCTGCCTGTTTTGCCTTAAGGCGTTCGGCTTCGACTGCCGCGGCTTTTTCACGCTCAGCCCGCGCTTCGGCTTCCTGCTTCTCTCGTGCCGCACGCTGCTCCGCTTCGATGCGCTGGCGTTCAGCCAGTTCTGCGCGCGCTTTCTCTTCAGCCTCGCGGCGTGCTGCAGCTTCCAGTTCAGCCTTGTGCTTCACTTCGGCATCGCGCCGGGCTTGTTCTGCCGCTTCTTGCTTCAGTCGCTCATCACGTTCACGCTGTGCCTGTTCCGCCAGACGGAGCTGCTCTTCACGTTCACGATCAAACTTGTCATTCATCAGCAAAGCCATTTCGTGGTCTGCTTCGATTTGTGCGGCGCGCTGATCATCGAACATCTTGTTCATCACCAACGCTTCTTCGTACATAGCGTTCCAGGCTTCTTCCACCCGGATTCGCTCCTGCTCGGCTTCCCACTCGGTGAGCGGGCGGCGAACCTCATCTTTAAGCGCGTCAAGTCGCTCGCGCACAATCCGTCGGCTTTCGTCGATCTGCTTCGGTAAGGCTTTAAGCTCAGCCACCAGGTCTTTCCCGGCGTTGTCGATATAGGTTTTTGAACGGGCCACCTTATGTGCCATGGATGCGATAGCGTCGCGGCCTTTACGAGTCGACACATCCGGGACAAGGCTGCGAGCTTCCTTTTCGATCGCCTCAATAATCGGGTCCAGTTGCTCTTTGGTGGTGAATACCGCCATTGTGTTCTGTTTCTCAATGACGACTAAATCCGTTACTTCGCTCATGGCTTCTCCTGAATTTTTGGTGTACGAATCCCGCCCGCTTGTTGCCAGGCAGATCGGTTGAATTGGTTGGTTAGTTGCTTAAGCCGTTTCCGCGTCCATCGAGGTAGATCTCGATGAGCAGGGCTTTGGTGTAGGTACGTTCGCAGCCGCGGTGAAGATACAACTTCCCGCGCTTGTGAGCTGATGCCGTCCAGGTGCCGTCGCGATGCTTAACCAGCATGCCTGGCTGAACGGCGCCGCGGTTAACGGTCTGGGTACCGTAGTGCTGACAAATCATGGAAGACCTCCATCACAAACAAGGCAATCAGCATGTATATGGCTATCAAGCCAATGCAGATGCGGGTCAGGTTTCGCCAGCACCGGCGCGACATACCGCAACGACCATCATCAAATTCATCGTGATTCATATCACCCTCGTTGCCTTATCGCCGGCCAGCGGAACAAGAAAGACTTCTGCGCTTAATCTCTGGCGGTGGATGGCCGCCGGTTGTCATAACTAAGCCGCCTCGGTGAAGCGACTGAGGTATGAAAGTCGTTTGAATACGCACCATTGCCGCTCTCCCTGAGCCCGCCGGGCGCCCGACGCATGGTTTACTGTCGCGCCGTTCGACTGACCGAATCTCTACTTAACCCCTGGCTAACTTCGCTCAGTTGTCGGTGTTTCGTTTCGATGGCTAAACAATAGCTAAAGCGATTATTTGAGTCAATCGCCAAAACGATATTTATAATCGATAATGCGATAATCAATTGAATGATAAAGCGATATTTTTTAGAGGAAGAGGTAAAAAAATTAGATAAAGAGGTTGGAAAAGTTAGGGTGGCGGTAAGGAGGGGCGGTTTGAGCGCAATAAAAAACCCGCCGAAGCGGGTTATGCGAAACGTTTGTAATCTATTGATTGCCTGAGCAGGACTTTCGCCATGATATAGAACGTGTCCTCATCCCCAGCTTCAACGTACCACTTTTCATAGATGGGGTTGTCTGAAATGACAGCCAGTCTGTCACGCTGCATCTGCAGGCGTTTCACATGAAGAGTTTTTCCGAAAACGAAAACATACACACCGTCGCCATCAAAATGTGTGACGCCAGTGTCGACAAATATTTGGTCGCCAGGGGAAATAGTGCCATCCATGCTATCGCCATTAACCGTGATAACTTTAACGTGCTGTGATGGCCGGTTGCCAAACAAAGCGCGAGCCTGTTCAGTTGTGTATTCAATGGCACGTATGGTTTCAATAAAGTCACTGGTGACCAGCGAACCTGGACCAGCGCTGGCCTTAACGTCTAGAACATCCACGCGGTAGAATCCATTTTCTGGGGCTTTAACCTGGTATGGCTTATATGGCTCTTGCATACCAGAAGCGAGCATTTCTCCTTCACCCGCAGAAAGCCATTCTGGACGTACACCAAGTACAGAGGCGATCTCAACAGTCTTACGCGAACCGTTAGCATCCTTAAGTAACTTATTTACGCTGGATTGAGCCATGCCGACATCTTTGGCTAATCGGCCTTGAGTATATCCAGCATTTTTCATTGCCTGCGCCAGGCGCTCCGAGAATCCCATATTCACCTCTGTTAACGACTCCTTTAACTCTATCGCTCAAGCGATTATTTAGCAAAAAATCGCCTATGCGATTGACATTCGCTAAAGTGATAACCATAATCGCTTTAAACTGATAGCTGAGGTGATTATGAAGACCCCAACAGTAGAGAAAAACTCCGCAGTAGAAAAAGCGATTGCCATCGCTGGTAGCCAGAAAGAACTGGCGAAGCGTTGCGGCAAGGCACAGTCAACAATTTGCGACTGGCTTAATGGCAAGAAACGTATTTCGCCAGTCCATGTTCCTGAGCTTGTTAGTGCGGTTGGCGGGGAGATCAAGGCGTATGAGTTTAGGCCTGACCTTCCAGCACTATTCCCGCATCCCGACACTGCCGCCTGAGCCGCGTTAAAGCTCAACGCTCTTTAACAATCGGAAATTAAATCTAACGGCTGAATTATCAGCCATTTGGAAACTATTTAACTAAGGGAATGCAAATGCAATCACTTACGTATCAACACAATACCGGATTCGTTCCGGCCGCGATGATAAATCGCGCTCAATCAAAGCAGGATCACGATCATGAGCTGATTCGAGATGCAGTAAGAGCCTGGGCGTCGGCTATCGACAATCAGGACGTGGTATCAGCTCTGATTATCAATGAGTACCGGGAGCAGGGCGGCGATTCAATCAGCTTTCCGGACGACATTAGCCGGGCCCGGCAGAAACTCTTTCGCTTCCTGGATAACCGGTTTGATTCCGATCAGTACCGCGAGAACGTTCGCCAGCTGACTCCGGCAATCATGGCCGTGCTGCCGCTGGAGTACCGCCACCGACTTCTTCCAGAAGACAGTTTCATGTCCCGCTTCGCTCGCCTTGAGAAGGAAACGAGCGAAGCGAAAGTGGCCGTTGCGATGAACGCCCCGCGCCATCAAAAGCTGAAGGAGCTGAGTGAGGGGATCGTAGAGATGTTCCGTGTTGACCCGGAACTGACTGCGCCTTTGATGGCCATGGTCACGTCGATGCTGGGGGTTATGTGAAGACGTTAGGAATGGGTGAAGACTGTTGTGCGCCAACACAGACAGCCTTCGATGCAATAACGCGAGTCAATTGCGAGGTCATTATGACAAACGCTAATCAAAAACGCCAGGCGCAGGAGGTTTAACTGTGTCGAACGTAGCTTACGCCAATTTCGCGGCACATTCAGCCGCTAGGAGCAACAGGATGGAGAACCAGAAGTCTGGTTACGTCCCGTTGTACCGGAGCATCAAGAAGAAGTCATGGGCTAAAGACGTGTTCCTGCGCACATTGTGGGAAAACCTTCTCATTGACGCAGCCAGGCAGCCATATGTGGCCTTCTTCAAGGGCAAGCAATGGCCTCTGCAACCCGGTCAACTGGTCGTCACTGCTGCAGATCTAGGGCTTCAGTTGTGTGACCGCAAGGGTAATCCGACAAGCCGTGACGCAGTGGAGAGAATGCTGTCTGTTTTCGTTCGCGAAGGGATGATCACCATCGAGGGAGAGAAGCGAAAAGGCAGGGTGATCACCATTAAAAACTATCTCGAATATGCTCAAAAAATGGACGATTTACCCGCACATAGAGCCGCACATATAAGCGCACATGACGGAGCCAGTAATGGCGCGGGTTCGGAAGGGTATGCTGCACATAAGGCCGCACAATTCCCCGCACATCATGAACAAGAAGGTAATAACAAGAATATAAATAACTCTTCGTCCGAGAATTCTGACGAATCCTCTGACAAGCCCGGAAAGAAAACTCCTGTTTTGAGACCAGAAGCAGCGATCCAGAGCGGCACAAAATGGGGCAACTCTGAAGACCTCCGCTGTGCTGAATGGCTGTTCACCGTCGTACAGGGCATCGCCCCCTCTGCAAGAAAACCGAACTACGCCACCTGGGCGAATGATATCCGCCTGATGCGAGAGCGTGACAAGCGCACCCACAAGGAAATTGCCTCGCTGTTCAAGTGGGCCTGTGAAGACAAGTTCTGGAAGGGCAATGTCCTGTGCCCATCAACCCTTCGCGAAAAGTGGACTCAGCTCGATATCAAGCGAGGGAAGCAGACCAACGGAACTGCTGCCGACAAGCCGAAGGTTGACCTGACCAACACTGACTGGATTTACGGAGTGCAGCTATGAAAAGCCTTGCAGAGCAGATGCATTACTTTGACCGCGAACAGATGCGCCGCGTTGCGCATAACCTGCCGGAACACTACGACGAGAAACCGCAGCTTGAGCAGGTGGCCCAGGTCATCAACAGCGTGTTCAGCCAGTTGCTGGCAGCTTTCCCGGCAACCACTGCAAACCGTGACCAGACCGAGATGAACGAAATCCGGCGCCAGTGGGTTCTGGCATTCAGGGAAAACGGCATCACCACCATGGAGCAGGTTTCAGCTGGTATGCGGGTAGCCCGTCGTCAGGAACGCCCATTCCTTCCGTCACCCGGTCAGTTTGTTGCCTGGTGCAAGGCTGAAGAAGCTGCGGCGGCCGGGTTACCTAACGCCGAGCAGCTGGTTGACATGATTTACCAGTATTGCCGCACCCGCGGACAGTATCCGGATGCCGAATCCTACCCCTGGGAGTCCAACGCGCACTACTGGCTGGTTACATCCTTGTACCAGAATATGCGCGCAAACGGCCTCAGCGACGCTGAGTTGCGCCGCAAAGCATCAGAGGAACTGGCGCGCATGGCTAACCGAATTAACTCAGGAGAGACGATTCCGGAACCCGTTAAGCAACTTCCTGTTCTTGGTGGTAAGCCGTTATCACGCATGCAGGGGCTGGACAGGCTGGCTGAAATTCGCGAGAAGCACGGACTGAGGGGGCGCAAGCAATGACCGGCAAAGACGCAATTCTGAAGTACCTCAAGACACACAAAACCTGCAGCTCACCGGATGTGGCTGAGGCTTCCGGCATGTCGCACAGCTGTATCAATCAGGCGGCCAACATTCTGGCAAAGCAGGGCGTACTGGTAGCAGTAGCGAAGGTCTGGCGAACGGTTCACTACCGGCTGGCCACCGAGGAAGAAATATCCGGCCAGAAGAGTACCAATCAGATTTTCTACGAGTGCCGGCAGAGCCCGGTTATGAAACGAATTTTAGCGGTCTACGGGAGAGCGCAGGCATGAATAACGAAAACGAACTCACAGCAGCACTGTTAACTATCGAGAAATGCCGCGAGCAGTCCGGCTGCCCGGCTGGCGTAGACCTGCAGGACTGGGTGAAGCAGCTGGTAGGGGAGAATGTGGGGCTGAAAGAGGCGCTTTGGTGGTTATACGAAGTCGTTTCATCTGATTGTGTATTCATTCCAGACGAAAAATACAGTTCAGTGACAAATGCGGCGCATGTGCTGCTCGACACCCCCGCCACCGATCGTATCGTAGCCGAAGCCGAGGCGCGCGGAATTGAAAAGGGCATTGCACACCTGGAAAACAAATTCAGCAATATCGGCGTTCAGATTATGAATCTGCAATGGCTGGCTGATTCGCTGCGCGAGGGGGGCGACAAATGATCCCCGAGATTAGTTCGTTAATCACCTCTGGCGCGCTGTTTGTCTCCAACCATTCAGGCGGAAAGGATAGCCAGGCGATGCTCATCAATCTGCTTGAAGTCATCCCGCCGAAACAGATCGTCGTCGTGCATGCGTCGCTTGGTGCGATGGAATGGCCAGGAGCACTGGAGTTAGCCAAGAAGCAGGCAGAGGCCGCGGAATTACCGTTCATCGTCGCCCGGGCACGCAAGACCCTGCTGGAGATGGTAGAGCGTCGTTTCGAGAATCGCCCGGAGGTTCCGAGCTGGCCTTCTGCCAGTACACGCCAGTGCACCAGCGACCTTAAACGCGGACCTATACAGCGTGAAGTCAGGCGCTATGCGAAAGCGAATGGCTTCAAACTGATCGTTAACTGCCTCGGTCTGCGTGCGCAGGAATCGCCAGGACGTGCTAAACGTCGGGTATTCAGACGCAATGACACCGACTCGAACTCCGTCCTGACCTGGTACGAATGGCTTCCGGTTCACGAACTGAAAGCCGACGAAGTATTCGCCACCATTCGCGAGGCTGGACAGAAGCCACATTATGCCTACCAATTGGGAAATGAGCGCCTTAGCTGCGTGTTCTGCATCATGGCGAGCCGCAACGATCTGAAGAACGGCGCAACGCATCATCCTGAGCTTCTGGAGCAGTATGCGGAGATGGAGACACGCACTGGCTACACCATGCACATGAATAGAATTCCGATCAAGGAGCTTGCAGCATGACTGAACTCACCCGACTGCTAGCCAGCCTCAAGCGCCGCTCAGCCCACGCAAAAGAGTTTGGCCACGATGTTCTGTTTGTAAAGATTGAAGACATTGATGCGCTGGTAGAGGCGCTGGAATCGAGTACATCATCCTCAAATTTGCTGGGTAATCCTTGTGAAAAAAGAGGCACTCTTAGCGATCAGTGCATTGAAACATCCTTGAACTGCGTCGACAGAGCACCTCTAAAGACATCGTAGATGTGACCAAATCAACGTTAACATTAGGGTTGTTTATTGCTTTTAATTTCAGTTAGTTAAGTATGTTTCAGCCTAAAGAGTGTCACCATTTCTTTAATCGATAGTGAAGTTGACTAACGTAAAAATCAGGGCTATAAGTACTGTATAAATACACATGTGTATTTATACAGTATAGGTTTTCGTAATCGACAAGGAAAAATGGAAATGGTTGACCAAAAAAGCAATGCACAAGTTTTAAACGGTGTTAACGACGATATTTCAGAAATGAAATCACTGACCACGTTGCGCAAGCGTGTGGTTACCGATGGTGAGGTGGTTTCTAAATCACAGAACGCTTTTCGTCTGGCGGGTGGTAAAACGGGTGTCATCCTGCGCAATGACGGTAATGACTTTTATGCTCTTGTAACTCCAGAAGGTCAGGCGCAAGACGGACAATGGAACACCCTTCGCCCATTATCTTTCAATCTCAAAACTGGTCGAGTTTCTCTCCGTAATGGCGCGGACATTTCTGGTGGGGCAGTAGTTTCGCATGATGCAGGCATTTCGGCGCGTACGACCGGCCCGTCGCCGATCATAAATGGACAGACCTATTCATCCCCCTCCATTCATACCGATTTTACCAGCGGTAATATCACGACCCAGATGATGATGGGCTCCCGGGTAGATGCAGGCAAGCAAGATTACGGTCTGCTGTCCTATCGCGACTGGCAAGGTAACTGGAACGAACTGCGCGTTCGATCAAATGCCGAACTGGATGCCGGGCAGTTTACCAAACGCAATTCAGAGGGATGGATTAAAGCTGCAGGTAACCGTAACGTCAACAATGATAAAGACCGTAAAACCAATGCGTTATGGATTCAGGGCGCGGGGGATTTATCCGCAGACTTATATCACTATGAGCGTATTGGTCAGCATCATTTCCTTGGCCTGCATGTTGCTAATGGCGGCGCGCAGGGGTGGTATGAATTCCGTAATGATGGTCATGCCTACACTAATGGTGCCTGGAATAGCAGCTCTGATGCACGTATGAAAACTCAGGTCGAGAAAATCGATAATGCGTTAGAAAAGCTCGATTGTATTAATGGTTACACGTATCTGAAGCAGGGCGTTACCGAAGCTGGTGTAATCGCTCAGGAATTGGAAGCAGTGCTACCACAGGCGGTTTCAAAGACGGAACTTACACTCAATGACGGCAGTGTGTTGAAGGATGCTCGCAGCATCAATATCAATGGAGTGGTGGCACTACTTATTGAGGCGCTTAAGGAAGAACGTCAGGCTCGACTTGCCCTGGAAAAGCGTTTAGCCGATCTGGAAGCTCGTAGTGGTCAGGAGACAGAGTGATGGCAGATAATCAACCGGTTCCTCTTACCCCCGCACCACCTGGAATGGTATCACTTGGTGTAGATGAAGATGGCGTAGAAGTGATGACTGTCATTGGTGGAGATGGCAGTGGCACAGGGTTTTCTGGGAATGAAGCACCTATTATTCCTGGAAGTGGTAGCCTCCAGGCCGACTTAGGTAAAAAGTCTCTCACCCGACTACAGGCTGAAAGTTCAGCAGCAATTCATGCGACTGCAAAATGGACTACAGAGAATCTTGCAAAAACGCAGGCTGCGCAGGCTGAAAGGGCCAAGGCTGCCATGCTTTCTCAGCAGGCAGCAAAAGCAAAACAGGCCAAACTCACGCAACATCTGAAAGATGTGGTGGATCGCGCGCTTCAGAACAACAAAACGCGGCCTACGGTTACTGATCTTGCTCATCAGAATAACCAACAAATGGCCGCAATGGCCGAGTTTATAGGCCGTCAAAAGGCAATTGAAGAAGCTCGTAAAAAGGCTGAAAGGGAAGCCAAAAGAGCTGAAGAAGCTTATCAGGCTGCTTTGAGAGCGCAGGAAGAAGAACAGCGCAAGCAGGCAGAAATTGATCGGAAATTGCAGGAGGCAAGGAAGCAAGAAGCAGCAGCAAAAGCAAAAGCAGAAGCTGACAGAATTGCGGCTGAGAAAGCTGAAGCAGAGGCAAGAGCTAAAGCGGAAGCTGAGCGACGGAAAGCAGAGGAGGCTCGAAAGGCGCTTTTTGCAAAGGTTGGGATTAAGGACGCTCCTGTTTATACACAGGAGATGACTAAAGCAGCCACTACATTGTTTTTAACACCGGGTGTTAGGTTACTGAATCGTGCCCCTGCGATGATTCAGTTATCAGCTTTGGCTGCAGAAATTAATGGCGTCTTAACTACTGCTGCTAGTGCTGTAATGACGGCTACTGCTGAATTCTCAGGATGGATTGCCTCAGCATTATGGCGAGGTGTAGCTGGTGTAGCAACAGCCAGTACTGTTGGTCCCATGGTTGCCGCAGCATCGACGCTATTCTTTTCACCTCGCGCAGGTGGCGGAAGCGACAGTAAGGTTCCCGGTAGAGATATCGAGATGTTGGCTGCACAAGCCCGGTTGTTCACGGCGGGTAAGTTGAGTATCGAACCGGGTATGAAGAGCGTCAACCTCCCGGTACGTGGCTTCATCGCTTCGGAAACTGATGGGCGCCAGTCTCTGATGCTTGTAAAAACCGGTACTGATGGAGTGCCTTCCACTGTTCCTGTATTAGATGCTGTACGTGACAGTACTACTGGTCTTGATAAAATAACGGTACCGGCGATGTCTGGTGCGCCGTCGCGGACCATCCTCGTGAATCCGGTTCCAATTGGCCCTGCTGCTCCGTGGCATACCGGCAATAGCGGGCCAGTGCCAGTGACACCTGTTCACACCGGTACAGAGGTGAAGCAGGCTGACAGTATCGTCACGACAACTTTGCCAATTGCAGACATTCCGCCATTGCAGGACTTCATCTACTGGCAGCCGGATGCTTCTGGAACAGGTGTTGAGCCAATTTATGTAATGACTAGTCAACCCAGGAAAGGAGTAAAAGACTACGGACATGATTATCATCCGGCTCCAAAAACTGAAGAAATTAAGGGGTTGGGAGAGTTGATTGAGTCTCGGAAAAAAACTCCAAAACAAGGGGGAGGTGGTCGACGAGATCGATGGGTGGGAGATAAAGGACGAAAAATCTATGAGTGGGATTCACAGCATGGAGAACTTGAAGGTTACAGAGCTAGCGACGGCTCTCATCTTGGAGCATTTGATCCAAACACCGGCAAGCAACTTAAAGGTCCGGACCCTAAACGTAACATCAAAAAATATCTTTGAGGTGAATTAATGGGACTGAAATTACGATTAGAATGGTTTAATAAGCAAACAGATTTATTAGTTGGCAAAGAGTACTCTAAGGATTTTGGTGATGATGGTTCGGTTATCGAAAGCCTAGGTATTCCTTTAAAGGATAATATCAATAATGGTGGTTTTGATTTAGAAGAGAGTTGGATTCCATTATTGCAACCTCATTTTAAAAATAAAATTGAAACTGATAAGAATCTATACCAGATTTCATTTGATTATCGTGACAGTTGGTAACATGCCTACCTAAGAAAATATAGCCAGCCTTCGTGGTTGGCTATATTTTTAGTTGATTTACAATTATCAACCCGCCATAATCATGTCATCGGAGCCTGAACAACTCCGGTGACTTCTGCGCTTTGAGGGGACTCAAAGTGCAAACGACAATCAGAACACCTTTCAACCAGTCACAGATGCAGAAATGCACCTGCGATTTTCTGTATTCTGCGGTTTCCGTTAAGGAGGCCGTATGAGCATGAACAAAGACGGCATCCGTCTACACAAATCCAATTTTTCCGCCATCGGGCAGCAGATACAGCCAATGCTGGAATCTGGCGAGTGCTATCGCCTCATCATCAAGCCCTGGAAGGATAAGCGCAGCCTCTCCCAAAATGCCCTTCTCTGGATGTGGAATGTTGACGTTGCATCTGCCATCAACCGGCACGCTGAAAGCAAGCTAACCGAGGAAGACCTTCATGAATTTATGAAGGATATGTTCTGTCCCGCCAAGCCTGTAACCGTTCTTGGTGAAACCAAGATGGTGAAGTCCACCAAGCTACTCGACACCGAAGAAATGACCTTCTACCTGCGCCGCATTGAGGTCTGGTGTGCTGAACGCGGCATCAAATTGCGGATCCCCGCCAACTCCGAATATCACGAAAAAGGACACGCTCATGTTTGAGAATGAAATTTGGAAGCCGGTGCCGGGGTATGAAGGCCGGTTTGAGGTTAGCTCTCTTGCTCGCATCCGTAGCTTGTCTCGCAAAGTTACTACGTGCGGGCGCGATAAGAAGACGTGGACTACTAGGACAATCGCTGGGCGAATTCTTAAGGGATGCACATCATCCCAATACATCAGGGTATCACTTTCTAATAAACACGAAATGCTGCATCGGTTCGTGGCGCTCGCGTTTGTTCCAAATCCTAATAACTACCCGCATGTTAACCACATCGATGGAAATAAGCACAACAATCTGCCAGAGAATCTTGAGTGGTGCACGCATGCTATGAACATGAAGCACGCCAATGAAACCGGGCTATCCAACAAGCATAAAATGCCTGTAATTGCAGAGAGAGATGGGTTCGGATACTGGTTTCCATCAATGCAATCGACCAAGAAGTACGGATGCAACCCAGCGTTAGTCCACGCGTCGATCAACGGAAAGCAAGGTGAGCACAGGGGGATGCAGTGGAGTTATTGCTCTGCCACATCCAACTGCGAATACCAGCAGCTGCGCGATAAGCAGGAGGCCTGATGTCTACTCCACTTTCCCGCGTCATCACAAACGAAATCTTCCGCGTTCCGGCACGCCGCAAGCGTACGCCAGATGTTAAGCCTTCCGATATCCCGACACTGAAGGGCTACACCGCCCGCCTGGTGGATCAGAAATGGCTGCGTCTCGCGGCAAGGAGAGCGCATGGCTAATTTATGCAAAGCGGCACGCGGCCGCGAATGTCAGGTACGGATCCCCGGCGTATGCAACGGAAATCCTGAAACCTCAGTACTGGCTCACATTCGTCTTGCTGGTCTCTGCGGAACCGGAATCAAGCCGCCTGACCTGATCGCCACCATCGCATGCAGTAGCTGCCACGACGAGATAGATCGCCGTACGCGTTTGGTCGATGCGGAATATGCAAAGGAGTGCGCGCTGGAAGGCATGGCCCGTACTCAGGTTATCTGGCTGAAAGAGGGGCTTGTGAAGGTATGAATATTTACGATATCACGCCGGTCAGTAAGCCGCGCATGACACAGAGAGATCGCTGGCATAAAAGACCTGTGACGGAGGCATATTGGGCTTTCAAAGCCGAGGTGCGCCTGCTTGGAATCAACATTCCTGAATCCGGTTATCACATCACCTTCATCATTCCTATGCCAAAAAGCTGGAGCCAGAAGAAGCGCACGCAACTCAACGGCCAGGCGCATCAGCAGAAACCGGATAAAGACAACCTGGAAAAGGCGCTGCTCGATGCCATTTTCGACGACGACAGCCGCGTCTGGGATGGCCGGGTGACAAAACTTTGGGGAGAGAAGGGACAGATTATTATTGGGGAGTACGCGCCGTGACCAGAGACGAGATAAACCGATACCAGGCAGAAAGCGTTAAGCGCGCCAGCCTGCCACCAGTAGCAAAGCACAGCCAGACCGAAACAAACCAGCCGCAGAAGGAAGCCGCATGAACAGTCAGCAACTGGAATACGTACGTCAGCAGCTCATTGTGGCGACCGCAGATCTGAGCGGGGCGACGAAAGGGCAACTGGTAGCTTTCGCTGAGAACGCGCAATTCACCGCGACGGCGCACAGTCGGGGCCGGAAGAAGGTATTCGACAAGGATAAGCAGCGCATGGTCAACCCGGACGGCCCGCCGATGAGCGTTAGCCAGTCCCGCGCTAAGGGTTCATCAATCGCTCTCGTTCTGCCTGTTGAGTACTCGACAGCAAGCTGGCGCCGGGCTTTGCTGTCGCTGGAAGAGCATCAGAAAGCCTGGTTGCTCTGGAACTACAGCGACAATATCCGTTGGGAGCATCAGGAGACGATCACTCGGTGGGGGTGGGAGCAATTCAGCCAGAAACTGGCCGGCGTGCGAATTGCAAAGAAAACCGTTGATCGCCTGCGGCAGCTTATCTGGCTGGCAGCGCAGGATGTCAAAGCCGAACTGGCGGGGCGTGACACATACGAATATCAGGAACTGGCGGAACTGGTGGGCGTAGCAAAATCCACATGGACGGAAACCTATCTACCCCATTGGCTGGCTATGCGCAGCAACTTAGTTAGGCTTGATAGCGACGCGCTCATATCGACTACGCGATCACGTTCACAACAAAAGGCGACAAATTTAGATGCAAGTCTTGCAAAACCGAACTGAAAAGCATATATTTTATCTAAATTTGATAGTGTGCCATCCTTGTATGAAATGAAAAGCACTGCTCACAACTGTGATCATGGTCAATGCTATATTTCAAGATGGCATTAACATCGTAGGTCACGCCAATTGGTGTGTAAGGAGAGTCTCTATGAGCCACTTGATATACACAGCATAGTGTCTGCTAAAATTTCCAGGTTTTAGTGTCTGGCTGGTGCGTGACCCCGAGCTAGTTCGTGATTCGAGTGTCGATGGCTTCTGCTGGAAACAGAGGTAACGAATGAAAAATGGAAGTGCCAGCACTGAGGGAAGTTAACGGAAAGCGAGACCTCGCGCGCTATCTCTCAAGACAAACTCTCCAAACCGCTCACTATTGCGAGCACTGGCAGAAATGCTGGGGCTTTTTATTTGCCTGTAGCTCAGAGGAAAGAGCAACCGCCTTCTAAGCGGTTGGTCGCTGATTCGAATCCAGCCAGGCGAGCCTGACCCAAGCCAGGGTATCTTCGGCAGCATAGCCTGCATTGCCATTACCCTCATTATCGCTTCCCGCCTTGCGCGGGTTTTTTTATTTTCAGGACCGCGGGAATCATCTGCGACGAGCTTTGTTGATAAATCAGCCCGACGGTCCTGATCCTTTCAAACACACACAGCACCCCGTTCTTTCGGAGGTGATATGGCTAAACGTATGCAAGATAAAGAAAGCATTGCCGGAGTTTCATGGCTGATTGTCCTTGCTCTGTCATGCTGGGGCGGTCTTGTCCGATACCTGATTGACGTTAAGCAAAACAAAGCCACCTGGAGCTGGATTAACGCTCTCGCACAAATCGCGGTATCCGGATTTACAGGGCTTATCGGCGGGTTGGTTAGCGTAGAAAGCGGTCTCAGCCTTTACATGATCCTGGTAACGTCAGGCATTAGCGGGGCTATGGGCTCTGTGGCGCTGACTTATTTCTGGGAACGCCTGACGGGGATGAAAAATGCAAACAATTAATCCTCAGCGCAAAGCTTTCCTGGATATGCTGGCTTGGTCAGAGGGTACCGATAATGGCCGACAACCAACAAAGAATCACGGTTACGATGTGATCGTCGGCGGTTCGTTATTCACCGATTACTCAGATCATCCTCGCAAGCTGGTTACACTTAATCTGCGCCTGAAATCTACAGCTGCTGGTCGATATCAGCTTCTGGCCCGATACTGGGATGCATACCGCAAACAGCTTGGCTTGAAAGATTTCTCACCAGCCAGTCAAGATGCGGTAGCCCTACAGCAGATTAAAGAGCGTGGGGCGCTTCCGCTAATTGACAGTGGTGATATCCGCCAGGCAATAGACCGTTGTAGCAATATCTGGGCGTCGCTTCCCGGCGCCGGTTATGGCCAATTCGAGCATAAGGCTGACAACCTGATCGCCAGATTTAAGGCTGCTGGCGGGAAAGTGAATGAGCAATCAGCATGAATACCTTCATCGTCGATTTGCTAAAAAAGATCTGGCTGCCTGTTTTTGTGCTGGTCGTGATCTCTCTTCTGGCGTGGCGGGTAAGTTACTACCGCGACAACGCCATCGCCTACAAAGATCAACGTGATAAAGCAACGGTCAGGGCGGAAACCGCCGAGACTGTTAGCAATAGCGTTGTCACTGCAATGAACCTCATCAATGACATATCCCGGGCAACCAAGAATGCAAAGACCGAACTCTCCCAGACAGGTGAGCAGCGTGTTATCTATATCAGGCAGGCGCTTGAAGGCGATCAGTGCGCTAAGCGGCTTGTTCCTGCTGCCGCTGCTGACAGCTTGCGGGAATACGCGGACGGTTTACGTTCCAGCGCCAGTGGTGCCGATAAGCGCTGACCTTACTGCAGACACACCGATCCCCGGAATGGCTGTTCCGTTCACGTGGCAGGCTAGTCTGGAGTTAAACGCGAAGCTTTATTCTGCGCTGGGGCAGTGCAATCTGGATAAGGCGGGAATTAGGCGGATAGAAACAGCAAGGAGCAAGTTAAAGTGACAATTTTAGTAGCTTAATTAGTGAGTTAAATTAATAAAAAAAACATATAATTCCTCCTTTAAAAATGGAGGTTGTATGAGCTCATTAAAACTTGTTAGTACTGTAAAATTCGCAAATGCTAAAGGTAGTGAAGCCAAATATGAGATTTATCACGATGCAGTAAGCAATGATTACCAGGCAGAGGTGTCATATCTAACTGACGTATTGTCTACTGCGGGATTCACTGCAAGTGTATGGTATAAAACTCCGCTAACCATCTATCGGCTCCCTGGGAATACTATCTCAGACCTTGAAGATAGTTGCAAAGACCATTTTGAAAGTAACTAAAAGAAATAAAAACCGCCTTCGGGCGGTTTTTATTGCCATCACCATGGGTAGCCTCATTGTAATGGCAATATCCCCACAAGCGGATAAAGAGGTTCTCAATGTCCGACATCTACATCATCAAACTGACGGCGAACGACGGCTGCGAATTCACTGGCAGGATGTCACGACGTCATCCTGAGCTGGTTAACAGCTTAGTGCCGCTGGCGAGTGGCTGAATTACGCTCCTGCCAATGTGAAGCGCGTGCAGCTTGCGCCAATACCGGCAGAACAGACCGAACAGCCTGCAGAACAAACAACGGATTAACTAATGAGTAATCCGGACAGGGAGGGCATTGAGAAGGCATACCTAGCGGAGTCGTTGTCTACCGAGCAATTGCCGATATTGAGGTGCGCCAGTGCGATGTTGCAGTTCAATGCCAGATGGCCCGCGACCAGCACCATCAGCATGGATGATGGTACCAGTCCCCGACTTACTGACGCCTCTGAACGGGACTATGTTACCCTCAGAGAGATAATTGAAGTCGCATGAGTGCAAATTTCTGGATTACATCAGTACATTGTCAAACAGTTCCTTAAATAAAAAGTCGTTAACCAGTTGCTCTTAAATACTTTCTCTTAATGAGTAAAGAAATTGTGGGCCTCAAGATAGTTTTTGGCAATTACACGTCCAAGTGGGCTCAAAACATATCCATTCAACTCGCTGATCCCTTGGATCGAAAAAGCTTCTATTATCGACGATAATGCTGCAAAATTTTTCTTAAAAGACTCTTCATCGGTCATTTCTATTCCTGTTCTTTGTTTTATGAGGTCGATGTAGTTTTTCTCATAACTCTGTTCTGCATTAATGCAGCCTTTAATTACAAGCATTTGCTTGTTGACTGGTTTGATTGAGTCCATTGTTGATATTATTCTTTGGTAATCAATGTTATAATCTTTATAAACTTGGTCCATAATATTCAAACAAGTTTCAAAGGTTAGTCCTGCTACTGTCGGGACTTCAGTTCTACGATCAACAATATTTGTAACGTTGACCCCGTGCATAGTTTTAGAGCAGTAACGGAAATAATAAACAAGTGAAATGAGTTTTATTTCACTTGTAGTTAGCCTCTGAGTGATGTCTAAAGCATGATCTAAAATCAGATTTTCCTCTTCTTCAGTACTTTTAAATTTGGATACTATGAGTTCTTTGAGTAGTTCTGATTTTGCATCAAACCCCTTTCTTGCGACCTGTACGACTGCTTGATTGAGAGTATACTGCATATCGGGATCGGCGAGTTTTGCTCTTAGTTTTTCATCAACATCTTTAGAGAGTTTTTCTGCAATTTGGTTGCCAAATTCCTGAGCCCGTGAGTCGACTAAAGCGAATGCGTCTTCGCGAAGAGAGGCCATTTCGCTTTTGACCATTAATTGGCATATTGCCATGACCTCAGTAGTGGTGTTGCCAAAGTGGGCATCACCTGTAACTTGTATAGCTGAGGAGTTGTCACCCACACTTTGGCCGGATTTCTCGAATAAGTTCATTCTTTGTCCTTTTCATTAATAGTTACGTTGCCACCAATTTGTATACCGCTTGAGTTATTGCCGATTGTTTGGTTAACACCTTGCTCTTTAGCTTTGTTGCTTTTTAGATTGGCTAAGGCTGTTAGAAAAACAACCAAACTCGCTAATGCTGCTAGCGCTGTGGCTAATGTTTGACTGGTTATGGCTTGATAGCCAAAGCCTAGAGTCGAACAAAAAGAAACAAATACGATTAATTTTCTCACCAAAATCTCCAGAGATAAAATATGGCACTCACTGACAAACAAGAGATGTTCTGTCGCGAGTACCTCATCGATTTAAACGCCACGCAAGCGGCTATTCGGGCGGGGTACAGCGCAAAGACAGCTAACCGCACTGCGTCCGAAAACATGTCAAAACCTGACATCCAGTCAAGAATTGCCGAACTTAAAGCACAACGCAATGATCTGGTAGGTATAAATGCGACATACGTCCTGAATCGTCTGGTTGAGATAGATCAGATGGATGTGCTCGACATCCTGACTTCGTCTGGGGAGCTCAAGCCGGTATCTCAGTGGCCAACGGTCTGGAGGACAACACTATCCGGGCTGGATGTAGTTGAGATGTCTGCAGAAGGAAACACCGCCGCGCTACTTAAAAAGATTAAGTGGCCTGATAAGGTGAAGAACCTTGAGCTGATTGGTAAGCATATCGACGTCCAGGCATTCCGCGAGCAAGTGAAAACAGAACACGTCGTTGAATCAATTTCTGACCTGATGGATTCATTGTCTCAGGGGGCGTGATGAAACCTGAGCACCTCAAGCTGCTGTCCAATAAAGACTGGCGGCTGAACAATCTTTACTGGATCACCGATAAAGAGGGTAAGCCGACTCGCTTCAGGATGACACCTGAGCAGCGGGAATACTTCGAGAGGATCCACACCCGCAACATCATCCTGAAAGCTCGACAACTCGGCTTCACCACCGAAGTGTGCATTATCCAACTCGATGCGGCGCTGTTTGAATCGGCGAAGTGCGCATTGATTGCCCACACACTGAATGATGCAAAGCGCCTGTTTAGGGAAAAGGTAAAGTACGCATACGACAAGCTGCCGGCAGAGATAAAGGCGGCTAATCCGGCCAGCAATGACTCGTCTGGCGAACTCGTATTTAAGAAAGGTGGCTCGCTATACGTCAGCACGTCTTTTCGTGGCGGTACGCTGCGCTATCTGCACGTTTCCGAGTTCGGGAAGATATGCGCCAAGTATCCTGACAAAGCCCGTGAAATCGTCACTGGTGCGTTTGAGGCGGTATCGACAGGCTGCTTCGCTACTATCGAGAGCACAGCGGAGGGTCGGGCGGGTTACTTCTTCGATTACTGCCAGACAGCAGAGAAAGCCTTGCTGCAGGGTAAGCCACTGTCCGCACTCGACTGGAAGTTCTTCTTCTTTTCATGGTGGAAGAATTCACAGTACGCCATCGACCCGGTAGAGCCGCTACCTCAGCGCTTAGTTGAATACTTCGCTGAGATGGAGGCAAAGCACGGTGTTGTCGTCAGCGAGCACCAAAAGGCCTGGTATTACGCCAAAGAGAAAACACTCGGCGACGACATGAAGCGAGAGTACCCGACCATTCCGGCGGAGGCGTTCCAGCAGTCGGTCGAGGGCGCGTACTACGCCAAACAGTTCCGCTGGCTCTACACCAACAAGCGGATAGGCAAAATCCCCGATAACTCACATCTACCGGTTCACACGTTCTGGGATATTGGTGTGGGCGACTCCACGGCGATCTGGTTTGTTCGCGAGGTTGGTGAGGAGTTTCACATCATCGACTACTACGAAAACTCTGGCGAGGGGCTGAGGCACTACATGAAGGTGCTGAAAGACCTCGGCTACGAGTACGGAGAGCACTGGGGGCCGCACGACATCGATAATCGTGAATTTGGTGCAGACGCAAAATCTCGGAGGGAACTCGCGCAGGAAGGGTATGAGATCGACGGTCAGGTTTACAGCATGACATTTCAGGTGGTGCCAAAAGTCGGTGTCGATACCGGCATTGAGTCGGTGCGTGAAATCCTCCCGTCCTGTGTGTTTGATGAAGAGAAATGCGCTGAGGGCATATCTCACCTTGAGGGTTATCGCAAGGAGTGGGATGACAAGCGAGGATGCTGGAAAGATAAACCTCTTCACGACTTCACATCACACGGCGCCGACGGGTTCCGCTACTTCGCAGTAGCGAAAAACAACCACAAACAAGTCGGTGCAATTTTCTTCACCTAAGGAAATCTCAGTGAGTAACGATAACGAAATGCAAATCCTCGCTGGGCTCATAGTGAATAGCCTTAACGAGGTGGGCCGTGCGCGCCAGTTGTATGCTTCAGGGCTAGGGAAGTCAGGGAACACGAAACGACATCATCTATGGTGCGAATTCGGTTACCCGGAGCGTCTCGATTTTGACCACTTCTACAACATGTATGAGCGTAATGGCGCTGCGTTTGGCGCGGTGCATAAACTGCTCGATGCATGCTGGACTGACACGCCGGTGATCGTAGACGGCGATGAGACCAAAAAATCGAAAAAATCGACGCCGTGGGAGAAAAAAGTCACCAAGCTCATGAAAAAACACTGGGCTAAGGTGAAGGATGCTGACCGGAGAAATCTGGTAGGTCATTACTCCGGCCTGATTCTTCAATTTGCAGACAGCAAGGATTGGTGGGAGCCCGTCGACCGCAGTGTGATGCGGAATTCTCGCGAACGAGGCCTGGTCAAAATGATTCCAGCATGGGAGGCACAGGTTAAGCCCGGGGAACTTGAACAGGACCAGAAATCGCCAGACTACGGCATGCCGAAGTTCTATTACTTCCAGGAGCAACAAGTCGGGGACAATGGCAACATCTCAGGCCCGATGCGGTCGATTAAAATCCACCCTGAAAGAATCATCATCTTTTGTGAAGGCTCAGAAGACGAATCATCGTTGGCCGGCATTCCGTTTCTGCGAGCTGGTTACAACGACCTGCTTGATATGGCGAAAACTTCCGGCGGTAGTGCGGAAGGCTTCCTGAAGAACGCCAGCAGACAGCTCGGCATCAACATGTCGAAGGAAACAAACCTCAAGACCATCATTGATGAAGCAAAGAAAGCCGGTTACTCAGGACTGGCAGAAGCGCTAAATGCTGCCATACAGAAGCTGAACTCTGGTACAGATTCAGCACTGGTTACCCAAGATGGCGAAGCCAAAGTGTTGTCGGTGGCGGCAGCGGATCCGAGTCCGACATGGATTGTCTTAGCAAATCAGTTTTCCTCTTCTGTCCAGATGCCATTCACCATTCTCTTTGGTCAACAGACAGGGAGGCTTGCGTCAGATCAGGACAAAAACGACTTTGCTAAGCGCTGCAACGGTCGTCGCGCAGGCTTCCAGACTGACCGTGCGACCGCGGTAATTGAGCGGTTGTGGACAGTAGAAGTCATCGAGCCTCCAAAATCTGGCGAAATAACTTTAACCTGGTCTGACTTACTTGCACCAAGTGAGAAAGAAAAGATTGCCAACATGAAGGAAATGGCGGCGGTCGCTAGGGATACACAGCAAGCCTACGGAACACCGGCTGTCGATGAGAATGAGGTCAGGGAAGCGGGAGAGTTAGAGCCACGCGAAGAAGTGAAAACTCCTGACCCAAACCAAAAGGTAACTACCGATGATCCTCTTTCCGATGAATCCGGAACAAAAGGCGAAAGTCGGTACTCCAGTAGTGCCGCGTAGCAAGGTTGACCCTACCCGTTCGGCAAAGCAGGTAACCTCGATGTACCGGGATATCGAAGAGCGGTATCTCGGCATCAAGCGCGCGCTGAAAGCTCTGTTCGACCAGCGCCTGACAGGTCGAGAGCGAGAGGTAAATAGCCATGACTGGCACTTCCTTTGCCATGACCACGGCGAGGATGTGCGGCTCTACCAAGTCAATGCCGGCAAGTTTATCTACGACATGTCAGCACAGGAGATGGCCGACCTGCTCGAAGCAGTGCAGGCCATTCTCGATGATTACCTGTTGGATGGTGGCGAGCAAAATCTCTGGGCGATGGATTACGTCGTCGCAGAAGCGCAGCGCGGCACGCTGGAGGCATTCAACAACCTCTCGCAGCAGTCGCAGATATACGCCAGCCAGACGACGCTACAGCAGCTTTTAAACAGCCCCGGTTATCTGAACCAGATAGCGGCAGCCAGGCTGACAACGTTCAGTGACTGGAAGGTCATCAGCGACACGGCTCGCGGCGATCTGACCAACATCATTACCGATGCGGTGGCGCGCGGCGTAAATCCTCGCGAGACGGCCAGCGTCATCAGCAAGCGTCTCGATGTGTCGATGTCGAAGGCCAAGACCATCGCTCAGACTGAGAAGGTCGGCGCTCTGCGACAGGCTCAGTGGAACGAGACGGACTGGGCGGCGGATCGGCTTGGGCTGAATACCGGCCTGCTGTGGCTGTCGGCGCTAAAACCGACGACGCGCAGCTGGCACGCCAGCCGTCACGGTAAGGTTTATACCACCGAGCAGGTGCGAGACTTCTACGCCGAGAACGGCAACCGGTACAACTGCTATTGCAGCCAGATTCCGGTGCTGCTCAATGACGACGGCAGCATCTTCAACAAAGGGCTGATAGATAGATTAACAATGGAAAGAAAATCTTGGAGTGTTGTCATCTAAAGGTTAAAGTCATGGAAAAGAGGACTTTTCATGAAAAGAATAGACAGCACAAGTTATCTTTACCACTGGGTTAAGTCTGAACCGCATTCGAAATCAGAAAGAGTTGATTATGAGAATGCTTATAAAGTGTTTTTGGAAATTTTAAACTGTGGCTATCTTAAACATGGCGAAGTGATTAAGACCGGTTATATGCCATGCATATGTTTTACCGAATCGCCGGAATACTTTATGCATCGCGACACTTCAAAATATCAACCATTTGGGTTCAAATTTCATAAGAGTAAAATCTTTGAATTAGGTGGCAGAGCTGTAATCTATACCCCTGACTATGAAAGAGAGCTGATTCATGCTGATATGCAATGGCGATATATGCGGCATGATCCTTTTGCTATCAGCAATAGAACTCCATATGGGGTTGATTTTACGTGGGAAAGGGAGTGGAGGCTTCCTGAACCAGAAATTGACTTAAGCGAAGGGCTAAAAATTATCGTTCCAAATGAAGAATTCTTTAATAGAACGATAGATGAAACAAATAAGTGGGTTAATAATAGCTCGTGGGAAAATTCACCTGATTGGGGGTCAACTCCAGGCCTTCCTGATGAGGGCTTAAGTAGATATGTCGATTTCATTCAACAAAAATTAATCCTGCCAGAAGTGTTTGACTAACCCGCTAAGGCGGGTTTTTTATTACCTGAAATCAACCCATGAGGACCCAGCATGAAACGCAATCGCGTTAACGTGCTGACCGTCGTCAACTCCGCTTCAAACATCACAACTGAAACCATCGACGGCAAGCCACATATCGTGGTTCGCGGCATCACGCCTGTCGTGGACGATATCGTGATGAACCGGAAGTTGTACCCGGCAGCAGAAATCGAAAAGGCCTACAACACGCTCGAGCGTAACCCGATGCCGCTGGGCCATCCGAAAGTGGATGGTAAACACGTGTCTGCGCGCGATGTCCGGGCGGTGAATGAATACCACGTAGGCGCCTGGCTGCAGAACGTCAGCCACAAAGACGGAAAGGTGACTGGCGACATGTACGTTAATCGCCAGTACGCCGAATCCAGAGAGAAGGGCAAGCGCCTGATTAACCGCCTGGACGAGATGCTCGCGGGCACCAATTCCGAGCCGATCCACATCTCTACAGGACTCCTGTATTCCGGCATCGCTGCTAATGGCGAGTCGAAGGGCAAGAAGTACAACGAAATCGCCACCAACATGATGTTTGACCATGTGGCGGTATTGCTCGACGAGCCGGGTGCCGGAACGCCTGAGGAGGGCGTGGGGATCTTCGTTAACGCCGAGGGTGATGAGGTTGAAATTGAGGTTGTCAATCTCGAAGAGTCCGATGCCCCAGATCAGCAAGATCCCACATTCAAATCATTTTTCAACCAGCTAAAGGCGTTTTTCGGCGCCAACAGCGATTCAACCCAGAAGGAAACAGACCCGATGAAAGAGCTCATCGTTAATGCGCTGAAGGCCAAAGGTAAATCGGTTGACGGTAAAACCGATGCTGAACTGATGGATGCATACAACCAGATGCTTGCAGAAAACGCCGACAGCAAAGAAGAAACGCCCGAAGCGAAGGGCGCCCGTGAGAAGAAAGAGACGGAAGACAAGAAGGCTAACGAGCAGACCACCAACAGCGAAGAGATGCCAGCCTGGGCTAAAACGCTTACCGATCAGGTAATGGCGCTTAATTCCCAGATCAACGCTAACTCGAAGAGCGAGAAGGCCAGCATGCGTGCCGCGGTGAAAGCCAAATTTGGCATGACTGACATTGCAGTTAACGCCCTCGACGGTGAACCGCTCAGCGAGCTGTTTGCTAAATGCCAGACCTCAACCGGCCTGAATGGTGCTTTCCTGCAGGCCACTAACAACCAATCAGTCAGCGAAATGCCGGAGTAAAAAATGGCTAAAGACGGAAAACACGTAATTCACGCGGGCGGTATCTTCGCAAACCCACAGCTTCACCGTGAAGGTGCTGCAGCAGCTGATACGCCTCCAGGTACGATTGGTTTCTTCGACAACACCACGAAGAAATTCACCGCGTCTGTGGATGGCAATGAAGCCGCGATCCTCTACGTAGCCAACTATGACTACCTGCGTTGCAAAACCGTAGACGACGTCATCAAGGCTGGCGACTGGGTTGTTGCTTTCCACCCAACTCCAGGCGTTTTCTTCAACGTTCCCGCTGCAGCAGGCACTTACACAAAAGGGCAGCCACTCTCTGTGGCCAATGGTCGCGTTAAAGCTGTCGGCACTGATGAGTCGGTCCGCTGCTACGTAGAAGAAGACCGTCCATATACCATTGCAACGGCAGGTGACCTCCTGCGCGTGGTCATTAAATAAGGAGCACCTGAATGTTTGTATTCTCCACTAAACAGGCCACCGAAACCGGGAACCTCGAGGTTAACTCCTCTCAATTCAAAAAACTCTCCGCCGCGCGCAATGCCAGTGCTCAGGCTGCGGCAGACTTTATTGCGCGAACTAAATGGCGTGGCGATGCAGAAGATACACCAGAGCTGAATGCGGTAAACGCAGTCGACGATATCCGCCGTCTGTACAAAGCCTACGACCAGACCGTGCTGAAGCAATTCGAGCCGAACACCGAATTCACGCTGCTGAACGACCTGATGCCGCTGTCTCGCTCTGTTCGCCTGGAAGAATCTGTGTATGAGTACGCTCGTACCGGCGGCCGTGGCTGGGCGCACACTTCCATGTCAGGTCAGATTGGCGCTGCGCTGGATGCGAAGTCCTACACCTTCGATGGCACCATGGTGCCGATCCACGACAGCGGCTTTAAGTTCAACTGGCGTGACCCGGTATTTAACAAAGGATCTGCTCTCTCATCCCTGGCGGATGCTCAGGCCGGATCTGTTGATGATGTGCGTCGACAGTATGTGGACTACATCTGGGAAGGCTTCCGTGATGCAGCCGGTAACTACATCAAATTCGATGACAAGACCTGGAAGGGTTTACGTCACGATGAGCGCGTGGCCCAGGTGACACTGACTGTTAACTTCGCAACCAGCACCGACCCGAAAGCCATGCGTGCCGCGGCGATCGCCCTGCGTGACGTCCTCAAGCTGCAAAACATGCAGTACGGCCAGCAGACGTGGTACGTCTCCAGCGAAATCATGTCCAACTGGGAACAGTATTTCGATGTGAACTCGCTCCGCACTGTGCTGGAAGAGATCTCCAAACTGTCAGGCATCGCGGCAATCAAAGAGGATGCTGAGCTGACCGGCAACGAAATCGTAATTGTGCCGCTGCAAGCTGGCGTGATTGCTCCTATCGTCGGCCAGGCCTTCGGCACCGTCGCTGATCCGCGTCAGTTCTATAACTCAGATTACGTTTGGCGTACCTGGGGGGCTGCTGGCCTGATGGTCAAGCAGGACATTAACGGTCACTACTCTGTTATTCACGCTTCGAGCTAAGGAAACAGTATGGCACTCGTAAAGGTATTGGTAGCAAACCTCTTTGCCGGTGCCAGCCTTCAAAAGCTGCAGGCTGGACAGGTTTATGACGTCGATGACTCGATCGCTGAAAAGTGGATCGAGCAGGGTAAGGCGGAAAAATCAACTGACAAGAAGGGTGAAAAGCTCGTCTTCGCAGTGGCGACATCGTCTGCGCCTGTGGCATCCGGTGCATCTGATTTGCAGTCAAAACTCAATGACACCCTTGAGCAGTTGAAGCAGGCGAAGTCAGACGCTGATGCAAAAGACAAAGAGCATGCTGACGCCATTGAGCAGTTGAAGCAGGTGCATGCGGCTGAGCTGGAATCGGCGAACAAACGCGCTGAAGAGGCAGAAGCCGCACTGGCGGAAGCAACCAAGAAGGCGAAATAACCATGGCTGACCCAATCACAGCGGCAGACGTGCAGGCGTTCCTCGGTGAATTGGGTTATTCCATTCCCGGCGCGCTGCTGGATCCGATTCTCTGCGTGGTGAACAAGATTATCCCGTGCCTTGATGGTGCGGGATATGACGACTGCACGGCAAAGCTCATCATGATGTATGCCGCTGCGCTCATGGCGACGTCTTCCGGTGCCCGGCGAATAAAATCGCAGGGGGCGCCATCAGGAGCGTCGCGATCGTTCGATTACGGTGCAGACAGCATCACCTGGTTGCGTGATTCACTGGCCCGGCTTGATACCAGTGGTTGCACTGGTGAACTCCCTATCAGCGCAGGTAATAGCGTCGGCCTGTTTATGGTCGTTGGTGGCTGCTGATGAAATGGATATCCGTAAAAGAGCGCCATCCGCGGTCATTCGTCCGTGTCTGGGTGATGACCGATACCGGACAGCAAACGACGGCGTACGTCAAATCCAATGGCGAGTGGTACATCAACTGCGACCGCATACGCGCCACAGGCGCTGTTGTGCTGCGATGGAGGGATGACTGATGTCATCGGTTGCCAATTGGTCTTATACCGCGATAGCGACAATCTGGCGCAATCTCGGCAATGACGAATACGGTGATTCGCTCGGATTCTCGCCTCCTGAGTCGATTCTCTGTGATTACGAAGGTGGTCTTTCTAAGCGCATCGGTAGTCTTGGTGCTGAAATCGTCGTGAAGAATACCGTCTGGTCTGAGTATGCACTGGCAGCGGCGGGTGATTACCTGCTGATTGGCCGGTCAACCGAAGCCGACCCGGTTGTCGCTGGTGCCGACGAGGTGCGGCAGGTTATCCGTTACGCCGATACGTTCGAGCGACTGGCGGATGATTACGCCATTCTGACGGGAGTGTAATTATGGGTGTAAAGGTTCGTGGTGTAAGGGAAGCTAAGGCCAATCTCAACCGCATCATTGACAATATTCAGGGGCGAAAGGTTGTACGTGCTATTCAGTCTGCGCTGATTTTAGGCAGCAGCAGGGCGGCGTATTACACGCCAATTGACTCATCTACACTCCTGAATAGTCAGTTCCGGGAAATTAACGTTAACGGCACAAGAGTTACTGGAAGGGTTGGGTACTCTGCAAATTACGCTGCATTTGTGCATGATATGCCAGGCAAGCTAAAAGGCCAGCCGAGAGCCCATTTCGGTAAGACGAGAGCCGGTAGTGAATTTGGTGGTGGTACTGGAAAGGGAAACTATTGGGATCCGCATGGCGAGCCTCAATTCCTTAAGAAGGGATTCGATGAAGAGCGTGATGCGATTGATGCTGTTATCAAGAAGGAGTTATCCCTGTGAACCCTCCGATGCATAAGCGTGTTCGCAACTTCATTGTTGAAGCTGGCCTTACCGCAGGATACACCATTCAGTCTTTAGTATGGACCGATACCGGAAAACTGGCAGAACGATTCATCGTGTTCCGACCAAACGGCGGCACAGCGATAGATCGTGACATGGCGGCAGATTACTACGTCCTGGTCGATGTTATTACCGGGAAGTCTGCTGGTGACTACGCTAAGTCAGAAACCGATGTGCAGGCCATCATTGACTATGTGAAACAGAATCCGATGACGAATCCCTGCCTCGGACAGATATCCAATATGGGCGGTATCCCGTCACCAGTAATGACCGCAGAAGGGCGCATGGTGTGGCGCTTACAGTTCGCCTGTCTCTTTGGCGGATAAAGCCAAATCAAATCTCATAAGGTCGCCTGGAGCGGCCTTTTTTATTATCAGAAGTGAGGTAAGCAACGATGCAAGGCTGCTCCAATAACGAACAACTAATCGGTCGCGCGAAGACGCTTGAATTAGCGTATGGATGTGCTGACCAGGTGCCGGCGGAGGGCGACTGGAAATTACTTGGTCTTCCGACTTCGGCGACGTGGGATATGAGCCCGGAGGCATTAACCTCGGATGCAGATAATGGCGGTTTCAGTTCAAACCTGATCGCCAGTCTTGACCCAACTTACTCAATCGAAGGCGAGGTCCGTGTCAAAGACCGTACCGATGAGTTTGGCATTCAGCAATTCGTGAAGTATATCGCTGATGAAGTTCGCGCTCGCCGTCAACCTGCGGTCTGGATGCGTTTTCACTGGGGTGATTACTTCCATATTGGCTACATGGTCCCGACTGGCGCCAGTGATGGTGGTGGTGTGAAGGAGATTGTTACCTACAGCTTTGAGTTCAAACTGGCTGACGGCAACACGTTCCAGATCACCGAAGCGGACGAAGGCATTCCGGTAACTGGCGTGACGGTTGCGCCAACGACCAGCTCTATCGCCGCCGGAGAAAGCACCACCTTCGAAGTAACGATTGCGCCCGCAGATGCTGACGACAAGGTCTTCACGGTTACTTCATCTGTTCCAGCGCGCGCTACGGTGGCATTTGCTGGCAATACGGTCACCGTGTCCGCGCCTTCTGGTGCTACGGCTGGCACCGCAGTAATCACAGTGAAGACTGATGATGGCGGGTTTACCGCAACGCATACGGTAACCGTTACGGTGTAAGCAAAACAAAGGGTAGGTGTTCCTGCCCTTGATTTTGTTTATGGGGGAAAAATGACGCCTGTTAAAGAGTTTGGCGAGTGCCTGATTACGTCCGGGGATAAGGAATATTTCTTTCGCCCGTCACTGCTGGCCATGACGAGAATCGGAGAGCCGGCAGAGATTGTTCAGACGTTTTATGACCTATGTAACGATGAGGCGACACCGTTAATTCAACAGGCTGCTCAGGTGTATATCCGCGATGAGTACAGCCGCCTGCCTGATTGCGTTCTGAGATATATCCAGAGCGGGCTTCTGAGCCGTAAAGCAGTTATGGCAGCCCATGCCGTTCTGACTGCGTGCTGCGATGACGATATCGGGGAACTGGTCGGATGGATGAAGCCGGGCAAATCACGCAAGCGGGGATTTATGTGGCGTCCTGGGACGATGCCGGCGCCGGAAATGATCATCGTTGCTCAAAATCTGATGATGCATGGAATCATTGGCAAGGCAAAGGTGAGAAAACTCCAGCGCCATGAGACTAGCGATACAACCAATGAATTCAGAGCATCTGAGTATATCGTCGCAGCGCGCAATCACTTCGGCATAAGCAAGGAGGAAGCATGGCAACTCACTATGACCGAGTTTCAGCTAATGATCATCGCTAAATACCCTGAGCAGAAAGGGTACACCCGCGAAGAGTACGATTGCGCAGCCGATGACTTCTTTGCGCGGCGCAAGCGTAGGAAAGTGATGATGGAGAAAGAGTCTTAGCAATGGGGAATACATCGACAATAAAATCGGAATCGTGACATGTCACAACACAAAGTTTGTGAGCGCCGCGCTTGACCACCAGATCAACATAACTTAATCTTCAATCACAACAACAATTATTGTTGAAAAAAATTCGGTTAAGGGCTTGGCGGCGCAAGGTTCGCTAAGCTCTTTTTACACCCAAAAAGGTAGATTGAGGAGGAGCTATGTTTAGTTTCTCGAACAAACGGAAGGCAATTACTGGAGCTGAAAGCCCCGTAGAGCGCTTAACAAACATCCTTGTCGACAACCAGGACCGACTCACGATTGATCGCGATGGCGTAATCAGCTTAAACCTCGAAAACGATAAGGTTCGCAAAGAGATGAAGCGCCAGTTTCAGTTTCTTGCGAGAGTTGAACCCTCTAAGGCAAGGTGACGGATGGGGACACTGTTACTATCCGCTATCCTCGTTAGTGGTTACATTTTTACTATTACATCAGTATCTACGAGATACAAATTTAAGCGCTCCGATGGTTGGGGCGCTTATTTTTATGTGGCGACGTGGGGGACCGGGTTTTGTATCCTGAGCTGGATGTTATGCTCGATAATGGGATTTGTGGGCTTCATTGATTTCTCTGCCAAAGTAGTGGGAATGAACAAGGAAAATGTCAAATTACTTATCCCGCTATCTGCAGATGCTGTAGCTACAGGAAAGAGCTTAAAGATAGCTCTATGGCTAGTTGGAACTGTTGCACTTTCCACAATTTGTGGACTGCTAAACAAGGCCTGGCACGGCTGGGGTAAAAACAGATTTAAAGCTCTTGCAAAGGCTGCAAGGAACCATCCTCTTGAAACATTGGCAATCGAGGCTTCTGCTACTTTAGCTCCAGTAATTTTTACTTTGAAATCGAAGAAATTTTATGTCGGTTGGGTTATTCGCCCCCCCTTGGAGCATGGGAAGATTGAGCACATGGCTTTCATCCCACTGCTCAGCGGTTATAGGGATAAAGACACGCTAAAAATTGTCGTCACGACAAACTATATAACTCATTATGAAAGTATCGGCTTATATGGTGATGTCTTGGGTGTGGATGGCCCTCCAAGGGTTAAGAGCAATCTAACCTTTGATGACTTCAGGGTCGTATGCCCAGTTTCAGAAATAGAAAACCTTTCCTTTTTTGATTTCGAGACTTACAACAACTTTAAGGCGCAGGAAGAGAAAGAGCAGAACAATCCACGGAGATTACGGACTAAAGTTGCAAGGCATAAGCATTCATAAGAAAACCCGCCATCCGGCGGGTTTTCGCTTTCTAGTCCCGCTCATTTTCCAAATAGCACGGATAACCCGGCGGTAGTCGCAGCTTGTACCACAGTTTTAAGGGCTTCCGTCGACATTTCGCCGAGAGTCGACTTGGCTTTTTCCTTCTGTTCGTCGTTCATGTTTGAAATGGCGATCAGGTCTTCGATGACGATCACCGCATCCCGGTGAAACTTAATGGTTTGTACGTTCAGAATTGCGCCCAAACCGCCGTCATCGCGAATGAAATCTATGCCTTTGCTGGTGATTTTCGTGAAAGAGTCCATTACAGATGGCAGTCGTCGGCCTATTTCATTGCTAAGTTTTATCTCAATGAGTCCGTGACCAGCAAGATAAAGTAAGTTGGCAGTAAAGATATTAATGCCTCCAAATTTTTCTGAAAACTCCTTTGAGAAGCTACTATCGGCAGATTCTGGGTAAATGTCGCAGAGACGTTGGAGTAGCTCTCGCTGGATTGTGCGGTCAAACTTATCCATGTTGATTCCTTGTTTCGGGTTTACGCTCCAACCTACTCTGAAAGCGCGCCGCCGAACATCCTGATAAACGATCAGGTGGTTTTGTCGTTCGCTTCTATCCCTGCTAGGATTTGTCCAAACTAATCAATGGGGATAGGGATATGAGCCTTGATGGATTCTCTCGAGATAAAGTTGAATGGTTCAGGTCGTGGGTGCTAAAAAAGAACTTTTTAGAAGTGGTAGATCTTCATTTTCAACTATCTGAGGCTGTAAAAAAGCACTACCGACTGCGCGCAGATCAGAAACATTTGTCTATTGCAATTAGCGCTTGTGAATACATGATTTGCATTTCTGATATTGCCATGGATGCATTGATAGCCAAGGCGCTTTATCAAATTTATGAATATGAGCAAGTGATAGGCGATTATCCATACCCTAAAACCTTTTACCGGCCTAGTCACCATGGTTACTATCAACTCAGCGTCTTGCTTCGAAAGTGTAAGAATGTTAAGCGTGAAGAACAATTGAACCGAAAGATGCGTGAAGAAGGTTGGGGTGGCGGGGAAATTGAACTATCCCAACTGACAGGAAGTAAGTTTATGGGTTTTAAAATAGGGTAATCACATGAAAAAAATAGCTTTAGTGTTGATGTTAACGGTTTCTTTTGGCGCTGCTTCAGCCACTACGATTTCCATCCCGACCGATTCGAAAGCCAAATACACCATCATTGATAAAAGCTTAAATGGTTCCATGGCAACCATCACGACCATGAGAGAGGGGCCATCAGGGACATCTTACTCACAGCGCCTGTATGATTGCACAGCGTGGACCGTGAAGTATCTTGGTGATGGAGACACGCTTGAGCAGATGAAAGCGTCAAAGCCTGATGAAGGCATGTCTTCAATAGTTGATAATTCAATAGCGTATTATATAGGCCAACGGGCCTGTAAATAACCAAACCCGCTCCGGCGGGTTTTTTTATGCCCGGAGTATGCGATGGCAGAAAAAGCAGGTGAAATTTACTATGACATAGAGGCTGATGTTTCTGGACTGATTCAGGCGCAGCAGCAAGTTAATAAACGTCTAGATCAGATGGATGCTAAATTCGAGAAATCATCAAGGTCTGTTGGGCGATTTGAAGGCGCGCTCAACAAAGTTGGTGTCGCAATAGCTGCAGCTTTTACGATCGATGCCGCGAAAAGGCTGATTGCGATTGGCGATGAAATGGTTACTCTCCAGGCGCGTATTACACGATTGAGCCCGAGTATTGATGTAGCAAAAGAAACACTAGCGGCTCTTTCTGCTATAGCGTCACAAACGGGTAATAGCCTGTCAGAGACAGAGCGCCTTTGGGAGTCGTTAACTACAGCATTAAAAGAAACAGGCGCAACGAACTCCCAGATTTTGGGGCTAACGTCAACTTTGCAGAAGATCGGTACCATAGGTGCGTCTTCCACTGAGGAAATGGCGAATGCATTAAGGCAATTTGGACAGTCAATCTCTGGCGGTATTGTTCGCGCGGAAGAATTCAACTCTATTCTTGAACAAATGCCTGAACTTGCAAGGCAGATTGCTACCGGACTTGGCATTTCCATAGGGGATCTTCGCAAGAGAATGCTGGAGGGCAAGCTCACAGCACAGGATGCTTTGAATGCCATTCAGAAGCAGTCTCAATCGGTAAATGAAGAGTTTGACAAGATGCCGGTCAGTATTGACCGAGCCAAAAACAGTCTTGATGTAGCGTTTAAAAATGCCATAAATGACCTGAACCAAGCTATTGGATTGACGTCAACACTGGCAGGCTTGATGCAGACAGTTGCTGACAATCTTAATTACTACAATAACAACGTTGGTGATTCATCCCGAATGCCAAAGTTGATTAAGTTACAGCAAGAACTTAATGGTGAATTAAAGGACAGTCAGCGCTGGTATGAGTCTGATTCTGTCTTCCAGGCTCGTCGTGCTCAAGCAGCTGTGCAGCTTAAACAAATTGAAGGAGAAATTGCGCATATTCGAGCGAAAGCGAAGAATGACGCTAGTAATAACCAGTTCAATGCTCCACCTACAAAAGGCGATGATGCTGCAACGAAAAAGCTTGTTCAGAATTCCGAGCGCCGACTCGCTCTTGCCAAACTAGAGGGAGAGGCCAGAGCTCGCCTGCAAGCTCAATATGATGCCGCCGATGCCGGGGTAACTGACCAGAAGCGGATTAAAGCCCTTCAGGATGAGTATGCTGAAACCTACCGCGTGACGGAAGCCAGAAAGGAAAGCAATAAGGCAGGTAAGCAGTCAGAAACTCAGGCTGATTCAATCGCGCAGAAATTAGCGAGTTTGAAACAGGAGTCTGAACTTGCCGCAGATTCTACAGCTGAGCTAAGTCGTGAGCAGTCGATCCTGAATGCTCAGCTTTCGCTTGGCAAAGGCGCTACGCAGGAACAGATAGCGCTGGCTGGGCAGTATGCTGCTAAAAAGTGGGATACGGCCAACGCTATCAAGGCGCAAGCCGCGGCTGAGAAGCTTCTCCCTGAAGCGCGCGAGAATGCAAGTTACAGGCAGGATGTGCAGGATTTAAATACTGCACTGACCGCGAAGAAAATGAGCCAGGAGCAATATAACGAGACCTCCGAGAGACTAGAGGCAACTCACCAGGCTAATCTTGCGAGGATCCGCGCGCAACAGGCTGTTACCCCGCAGCAGCAGGCTGCCGGCGATGTGGATCCGGTGCAGAACCTGGCTAATCAGCATACTCAACAGTTGGCACTCATCCAGCAGTACGAACAGCAGGGGGTTATCGCCCATAATCAGGCCTTAGCACTGAAAAAAGCCGCTGATACTCAGTATGAGCAGGAACGAACGGATGCTATGTGGGCATTGTTCACGCAACAGAGCGTAGGGTATCAGGCTCTTGGCGCCGCGGTTGACGCATTCGGCAATCAGGCTTCCAATGCATTAACCGGCATCATCACCGGCAGCATGTCAGCCTCAGATGCATTGCAGTCTATCGGTAACACCATTCTAAACGACGTTATTAATACGTTCGTGCAAATGGGCATCCAACAAGCCAAGTCAGCAGCATTTGGCGGGGCAGCGCAGCAAGCTTCTATAGCTGCCACCACTGCTACGCAAGTCAGTTCTCTGGCAACGACCACGGCTGCCAGTACATCGTCTGCGGCGGCCACAACAGCAGCATGGACGCCGGCGGCGCTTGTGGCGTCGATCGGTTCGTTCGGCGGCGCGGTTGCTATTGGCCTCGGCGCCCTGGTAGCTGCGCTGGCTGTAGGCTCATCGTTGGCCGGCAAACGTAAGAACGGTGGTCCGGTATCGGCGGGCTCAATGTACCAGGTAGGTGAGGGCGGTATGCCTGAAATCTACCGCGCCAGTAACGGCAGTCAGTACATGATCCCTGGTGATAACGGCTCTGTCATCAGCAATAAGGATTTGCAGGGCAGTGGCAGCGGCGCACTGCAGGTCGTGAACAACGTTTACAACTATGCAAATGGCGTCAATGTCGATACCCGTAGCAGTCAGAACGGCGGACAACTGGTTATCGAGACCTTTATCACCGATATGCAGAACGGCGGCCCGATGTCCTCTCAGATGCAGGACACATTCGGCCTTCGCCGGCAGGCCAATGGCGATTACTAAACCAACCCGCTTCGGCGGGTTTTTACAGGTGGGAATTATGAAATTCATCGAATTACCAGAACGAGTACAGGAGCAGGCCGCAGAGAGACTTTCTGAGGAACTTCAAGGCATGGTGACATGGACGGAAGATGAGAGAACGGAAAAAGCGAAGGCGATCGCTAAATCCGTTCGTGAAAGTTTTATTGAGCTGTGTTCAGAGTGTTAGCTCTTTTGTTCATCTTCTTTTTTAAAGTGCTGAACTGCTTCATCATAAAACGACAACAATCCTGAAATGTCCGAAGAATAAACAGGTACCCGCTGAGCTCTGACCATTTCAATGAGCAATGCGTATGCTGCTTCTTCTGGAGAATCTTTTGGATTCACTAGACCAGACATAAAACCTCCTTTGTTGTATGGAAATTTCAGCCTAACTCGTTAGTGATTTCATTAAAATCCTGATAAACAAACAGTGCCGCAGCCGCGGCTTTTTTTATGCCCGGAGGAAACGTGGCAACAGTTTCATACCCGGAATTTCTTCCCCTTCCGCAGCGTCCCAGCCAGAACATGACACAGGATACCGGCTGGCAGACAACGCAGCCGGCAGTCGGGCCCGCAATATTCACCCCGTTTACGACGGACCTGAAAACGACATGGACGCTCCAGTGGATATTCACTCTTAAACAGGCGGAAGTGTTTAAGTCCTGGCTACGATCGCCGACTTACTGTGACCGCGGACGTAACTGGTTCCAGATGCGTATCGACCTTGGCGACACTTACGGCCCTCAGTTGCAGACGCTTCACTTCATCAACATGCCGGTGCAAACCAGCAAAAATGGCGGAGTGGTGACCTGGACGGCGACGGTCCTGTCGAACGGGATGAGTGACTATACCGAGCAATACGACGACTGGATCGTCGGGATGGCTCCTGGTACCGAATATCTCTATGACCTGCTCGTTACCGAGGTCATGCCGGAATATCCAGTGGGGAACTCATGACGACATTGCGCGAATGGAAGGAGCGGCGGCCGGCAAGTGATATCAAACAGACCATCGAGTTCTATCACCCGTCGTTTGGTTATTACCGGGTGGTGAACAAGCTGTTTAGGGAAGCGACGTTTGGCGGCAACCTCTATCAACCCGCGGCGTTTGATATCACCGAGCCCACGCAGAACGGGTCGGCCATCATCGCGATGGGGATCACCTTCCTGCAGGGGGCTGAAGCGGTCAGAAACACGCTAAAAGCGTGGACAGGTGCCGCCCGGATGACGGCTATCACGTGTAAGTATCAACAATGGAATGCGATCGGTGATGCCGAGCCTCTGAAGACCTGGTCACTGTTTGTGAAGGATGTCGGCGCCGACGGTACAAACGTCACCGTTAATTCCGGAAAGACCAATCCCCTGACGCTGGCCAATCCCATTATTTACACCACGAAAGACTATCCAGGACTGATTACCGTATGACGCAGAGCGAATTTATCCGGCTTGTGAATGGCAAGCCGTGGGTTAACCGTGCCTGTTGTTTTGAGCAGATGGATTGCTGGGGTCTGGTGGTGCTGTATTACCGTCATGTGCTCGGTCTGGAGTTGCATCATATTCCCGGCTACGAATCGGGCGCCGACTTCATCACCTGCTACTCAGAGGAATCTTCCCACTGGCGATCGGTACCGGTGGCATCGCCGGGCTGCCTCGCCGTGTTTTATTACGCCGATCGGCCTGTTCATGTGGGCGTAATGCTTGACCCGGTTAAATGCCTGCATTCCCGCGGTGAATTCGGGTTTGTGCGCGCTGACAGCATGGTCATCCTGGCGAAAAAATTCAACAAAGTGGAGTATCTGGTTCATGGTTCGATATGAGCTGCAGCGCCTGCCTGGCGCGCCGAAACAGCATGGAGCGACGGCACCCGGTACTGAGTTGATAGCATTACTGGACTCACTCAGGCTGCACAATAATGTGAAGGTGCGCCTGAATGGTCGTGAGCTGAACGATGATTTTGATTTGTCGTTTAAGCTGCGCGCCGGAGACGTGGTAGCGGTATTTGACCAGCCAGAGAGCGGAGGCCTGTTGAAGACGCTGCTCAACCCTGTAGAGCACCTTAACCCGATCCGCTTTACCAAAAAGGTGCTGGCGGGGATCACCGGGCAGCAAAATGCCTCTGCTCCGTCCATTTCTACCGGAGAGTCACCGAACAATGACGCCACCGGGCAGACCAACCGCGCACGTCTGTACAAAGGGCGACCTAACATTTACGGGCAATGCCGGGTGTTTCCGGATCTGACTCAGCAGGCGTTGTTCGAGTTCATCGACAACAACAAATACATCACTGAATGGTTTGAAGTGGGGGTAGGGAAATACACCATTTCCTCTGTCCGGTATTCAGAATCGAATCTGGGTAGTCTGGCCGGAGCCAGTTACAAGATTTTCGACCCGGGCGCGACAATAGGCACCATTGACGTTGGGTATCAGTTCGATGATATCGATAACGAAGAAGTTCCTGGGCTGAATGAGAGTGAGGATTTTCCGGCACAGACGGCGACCACATCCACGCCGACCGCAATAAGCATTGAGAGCAACCAGCTTAAAGCGACGGTGCTGTCTAATGACGACAATTTCTCATATTTTGCTGCGCTGGCTGTGCCGCATCCGGTTACCTTCGTGATTAATGCAACCTGGAACTCAGGCGGGAGCCCTGTTACCAGGAATGTCACCGGCAGCGGGAATATTGTCTATTCAGAGAGCTTTATTGGCGAGGACACGCAGTCATACACAACGTTTTATCTGGGTGACATGACCGGAGAAATCACCACTTTACCCGCGAATGCGACCATAAATCTGACACTGTTTACCCTGAACGATCAGACGCCGCTGGTCATTGGCCCGTCGGTCTCTCCCCTTGAGTCATCTCAAATCTGGGTTCATGCGATGGTTCAGTTGGGCGCCACCGCGGGTACAACGCGTTATCGTATCCGGTTCTGGAAGGTTGACGAGAACAACAACCAGATCCCCGGAACGGCAGAGCAGTATGATTACTTCTTCGATAACGATTATCAGGTCTCGACACGTAACTTCAGAACCACGCACAAATTCACCCCAGCCGCCGGGATGGGGCGCTATGCGGTCACAATTGAGAGGCTGGATAACAGCAACGACAGCAACGTCGTCACACTGATGGCGATTCACGCGGTAAACACTCGCGTCAATGTTGTTTACCCAGATGATACGATCGCCAGAGTGACTATCAAGGGGAGCAACAACAGCAACAGCAACCGCGAGCAGAAGTACAACATGCTTGCACAGCGCCACACCATCAGCTATGACAGGACGACCGGCCAGATTGATTACACGCTGCGCCCAAGCCGTTCATTTGCCGACGCTGCACTGCATGAGTGGATAGTTATCGGTAAGCAGGATGTTTCAAGCATCGATGTCGCTACTCTGTACGCGATTGCTGATTCAATAACGGTTCCGGAACTCGGCTATTTCGATTACACCTTTTCAGATGAGAAGCTTTCCCTGAGTGAAAGGCTCGGCACAATATGCAATGCAGCCCGTGTCGATGGAAACAACATCGGCGATGTGCTGACGTTTTGGCGCGATGAAAAGGTTAGCTATCCGGATGCGGTGTTCGCGCGCTCAAACATGTTCTTTGATGAATATAAGGTTTCGTGGCAGATGTCACTGCCGGGAGGTTATGACGGCGTCACGGTCGATTATGTCGACCCGATAACCAATAAGAAATCTTATATCTACCTGCAAATCGACGCAGGTGGTATCCGGGAAGTGGAAGATGCGACGATTAACGCCAGTCAGATTAGCCTGGAAGGTTGCCGTAATCGGACCCAGGCTTTGGATCGGGCATGGCTAGAGGCGCAGCGCATTTTGTATTCGCGTTTGAGCATGACGGTCAAGGTGCTGGAAACTGAACAGGTGGTGCGTGGCGCCGTCGTCCAGTGTCCGGACATGTACGACAACAAGCAGCAGAACGGCTATATCACCGGTCGTAATGGCGACATCTTCACGACTTCAGAGCGCATTGACTTCACTCTTGGCGACATGTGGGTGGTAATGACGGATAGTCTGGGTAACTTCCGTGGTCGCTGGCGCGCATATCCTGTAACGGGAAATTCAAAAGCATTCCAGGCCGCCGCGGATGCCTTTGACCTTAATATCTACAATGGGAGCGATTGCCAGGTTGCAAGCCGGTACTTTATCGCAACTGATTCCGAACTTAACTCCAGCATCTGGCGCGTAGAAACAGCCAAACCCAATGGCGATTACACCCAGACGCTGACCCTTTCCGAATATTCAGACGCTATTTATCCGTAACACACAGTAACTCTTCAACTTCGCGCACACCATCAGATTAACTTCTGAGGCTTTCGTGCGCCATTTATAGGGCGACAAGCACAATGGCAACACCGTTACCGACTCCAACGCAGAATCCTGTCCCAAGCACGGATATCCGGGACGCAGTTTTTGCGGGCGCAAAAATGGATGAAATCGTTACCAGCCCGGGCGAGAAGTATGTCGACCGCTTTGGTAATGAGCACTATACAATTGAAGGCACTCGCCAGAACCTTATACCTCTTAGCCGGCAGTATATGACGCTGGCGGCAGCGCAGGCGGACATCGCGAATATCCCGGAGGGGAGTACCACCTATGTGCGCAGTGATGACGGGAGTTCACTTGCGGATGAATATATCAACAATGGCGGAACGCTGGAGGCAACCGGGCGAAAAATGCCGTCGCAAAGTGGCATTGCCACGGCGATTAATTATGTATTGAGTGGTATTTACCCAACTGATGTGTCTTCTTCATGGGAGATTACTCAGAATTTTGTCATTTTCAGTGATGGCACTACAGGCACGAATAGTTCATGGGACGGTTATTTCATCCCATGCAAGGAGGGTGATCGGGCTGATTATTTTGGTGTTATCAACACATCAACAGCCGGAGATAAAACTGCGTGGATTATTCAGTGCGACGATAACAAAAACTACGTTAAAGTTCTGGTGGAAACCATTTCGACGGGTGTTGCAACTGAGCAGGGTACGGTACACGGAGTAGCGGTGCAGGATGGATATATCTATATTCGCGTGCGCAACAGCTCAAATCCAAACTGGAATATCAACTTTCTCAAAAAGCATTTGATTACCACTGATGACTATTTGAACGGCATTTCTCAGCTTAACCAGGGACTTTGGCCGGAAAGTGCATCATCAGTATGGGAAATTACTCGCCAGTTTGTTTTGTTCTCTGGTGGTTTGTCTGGTACCTACTCTGACTGGGATGCGTACTATATTCCTTGTAGCAAAGGGGACCAGGCTGAATATTCTGGCATTATTGATCTGGCAACCACAGGGGCCGTTACGGCATGGCTGATTCAGTGCGATACCAACAAAAAATACGTGTCTGATTTAGCGGCCAATGTCACTACTGGTGATGCAACAAGGCAGGGAACAGTTAAAGGAACGGCTATCCAGGATGGATATATTTATGTCCGGGTAAAAAATAGCGGGAATGCTGGGTGGTATATCAATTTCATGAAGAAGTTCTTAGTTGCTTCTTCTGATGTTGGTATTGCTGGCGGGGTTGCTGAATATGACGTTTTAAAAGCTATCGGGGATAACGGGCAGGCCATTGATTACACCAAAAATGGCAACGTGTATATCTTTGGTACAGTTATGCTCTATGACGGTACAGTTAACAGCAATGCTGGTAATGACTGGCTGGCGTATTACTTGCCAGTATCAAAAGGCGATAAGGTCACTATGTCTGGCATCTACGGTTCCGCAACTGTCGGCCAGCAAATGGCATATTTCATTCAGCTGGACCATGACAAAAATTTTGTGGCTCCTCTGGATATCTATACCAGCACCGGTGCCTCTGACGTCCAGTTAACCCGCAGTGTTGTCGCCTCTCAGGATGGGGTGATGTATGTCAGGGTGCGTCGTGTACTGGGTGGCGTCGAACAGGCATACAGCGTTACAGCATTCCAGCGCAGCTACAAGCTGCTGCAGGACCTGTACGCTCTGCAAAATCAGGTTGATGACCTGATTAATAACGGGGCGGTGCAGACGCCTGTGATTGGTGCGACTCTGGAGCAATTACCAGTCAGGCTGGATAACAGATTTAACTACAACGCTGCCGTATATATTCAGGATAACGTGGTTATTGCGGGTAACTACACATTCGTTGTGGCGACTCGTGGGAACCGTCATCCCATCATCATGCGCAAAGAGAATCTCACCGGAGTGTGGACATATTTCGACCTTCACTATGTCACCGAAAACCCTTTAGCATCGCCAACCGAAGAAGATAGTCATAACGTTTACAGCCTGGGCGTGACGAAGGATGGTTATCTAATTGTCAGTGGGAATATGCACGTCAAACCGTGCCGGGCTGTTATATCCAATGCTCCACACGACATTACGGCATGGACGGCAATCAGCTATACCGCGTCAGAGGAGGTAACCTATCCTCGGTTTGTTAAATACCCGGACGGAACCACTCAGGCATTCTGGCGGCAGGGGGTATCGGCTGCAGGTCAGTATTTCTCTGCGTTGTTTGATGATGCTACCAGAACGTTTGGTTCAGTATTTCAAATTGCTGCCACGGATCTGGACGCTAACGCCTACGAACAGCGCTTGAGTGTCGGTCGCGATGGTTCACTGCACTTCTGCTTTGGCCTGCGTGTCAACGCAAATACTGCCGATGCTAACCGTGGGCTCTACTACGCCAAATCAATGGACAAGGGTCTGACGTGGACGAACGCTGCCGGCACTATAAATTACCCCGCACCACTGGCAGAGGCTAACAGCGAGAAAATTGCTGATATTCCGATCTATTCTGGCTATGTGAATCAGAATGGCGGCGCGTGTGATTATGACAGCCACTACCACACTTGCCTGTGGCAGACCGATGATAATAACCATACGCAGATCGTTCATATCTGGTTTGACGGCTCAGACTGGCATGAGGAATTCGTGTCTAAGTTCACATTCAAGGTAAATACTACGCAGCCTCTACTGGACGGTACCCTTAGTCGTCCGGCTATTGGCTGCAACAAATATGGGAAAACATGGATTTTCTATCGAACAACGGAAATGGGGCGCGATGGAGAGATCAGGGCAATCGATGTATCTGAGCCAGGTAACCCGGTAGAACATATCGTCACCGGGTTCAATATGGGGACACTAGAACTGGCGGTAAATACCAATACTCTGATGAACGATAACCAATTGCTGATGCTGGCAACTCGCGGTGCAATTGGTTATGCGGACCCTATGTACTCTCGATACACAGATGAACCAGGGTATCTGTTAGTTGCTGTGATGCCGTAAGAAACACCACCCGGTAACCGTATGCAATGGTTACCGGTTAATTTATTATTTGAATCCTATAGTTAGTGACTTTTATCGATAAAATAAATATTGCATTCCATTTATGTTTACCGCTTTTCTAGCCTGTGAAAACAGCACCATCAACAGGATATAATATAGAAAGTTGAATTTCGGTTAAGCTTTTTATTACGTCCCCCTGCAGCGGAACTCCTGCGATATAAAGTTTCATTTCATTTCCATTCGTAATTGATGCGGTCACAGGTAATGAATTGTTTGGTACACTGATCCCTGTGGCGAGTGTGACAGAACCATCTAGTTCCAGTGTAAATACACCGCATCCAGATTTTTTCCCCAAGCTAATAGGTACTGGAAGCTTAATAAATAAATCACCAGAGGGTTTTGTATTAACTGAACTTACAGCTAACCATAATGAGAGATTGCACATGCCATTATCTATGTAATAATCACAGCCTCTGGAACTGTAACTAATGTTTCCTGGTATATCCTTACCTGCAACACCAGGAGTATAGGTGCCGACTCTTCCACCAATCTGAGGTTTATTTGTAGAAGAATATTCAACTTCGTCTGAAATACCTGTTGATTGGTTTCTATTGTTAATAATAAACGTTCTTGCTGCTGTTCCCTCAACAGAAAATCCATATGTTTCATTGAGTGCAACACCATATTTATTATCTTCAACTTTTAATCCATACAATCCTCTCAGTTTAACTGCTCGTAATTGCTTTGGAGAAACAATATAGCTATTTCTTACAGTGATGCTATGAGCAGTGTTAAGGCTTGATATCATTACTCCACTGTTATCAAATCCATTTGTTCCTGGAACATCGCAACCTATTAAGACGCCAGCTTCAGTATTAGCATTTCCGTTCGTGCCATTCCCGTTATTATACAGATAACACCCTTCAATTATTACACCATGCGCTGAATTACTACCACTGTTGGTGTTAGAAGTAATGGCCAAACCCCATGCGCCATCTTCAGAATGCTCAATGTTACACCCGGATACCATAGAACCAGCAGGGTTGCACATTAACAGATTGCCTACTAATCCATGGTGGAATGTAGCTCCGCCAGTTACTGTTATGCCGGTATGGTCGTTGGTATATCCTATGCGACAACAAATTTGCCCACCATAATACTCCCCACCAATTATTGAGCATCCCCAGGCTCTTTTTGAACCAAGCCACAGGCCATATCTGGCACGAAGCGGATTGCCATCGGCATCTTTATTTGTAGAGATTCCTGCCCAAAAGTCACAATTGATGACAAATGTATTATAACACCTGGCAATTTTAATTAAGGCATCATTATAGTAAGACTTTCCATCATCGATATATCTAACCTTGAGGTCTCTAAGATAATGCCTTCTTGTCTTGGCCCCACTGGTCTCATCACCCATAACTATCTGACCGCCAGCCATTAAAATAGTACCATTGATAATATTAAAATTAATATCGAGTTTGTGGGTGGATTTGAGTGTGTATGTTTTCCCACGTAAGTCAATGGTGTAAGGTAAGTCGCTAGATAATGATGTATCCTCTAGTTCGGAGAGTCCCTTAAACATTGAAGACCATAAATCGTCATCCGTTGGCGCAGGTAAATCTATGCCATACATTTCTGGGTATACTATACGACCTAGACTTAGTAATTTGGTTACACTCATGTGATAAGGAGTATTAACCAGGTCTCCTCCAAGCCCCTCTTGTGGAGAGTTTAAATCTTCTCTTAAAGTGTCATCAGTAATCATTCTTGCCTCTCTTGCTTTCTGTATATTTCATTTAACTGTATAAACAAACAGTATTTTGTGCAAGTTGGATTAATAAAAAAGTATGATGACTGAATTTAGTTTCACTAAAGCGTTTGATGATCAATGCGTATCTTAATGATGAACATTTTACCGGTTGTAAATTCGTTTGTGATTAGGGTATATAACTGAGTAGGGACTTAAACATAGAACAGAACCTGAGATTTACTGTGGAAAAATAATTGGTTTCAGAGAAATGAATTACGATGTGTACCGTAAACTATAGCAACCACGTAGCAGGTGACTGATGTGTTCGCAGATGGTGTGATAAACACATTATCAATTTTCTCAACAAATCCTTGCGAAGCATTGCGTTACAACAATGGCATTCATCAATAGACGCTCCCTGTCTTGATCTCCTCTTCCATAAAAACTACTGTATATAAAAACAGTATAAATGGAGTGACAGATCATGCTTCAACAACCACAGTTTTATGAAGTAACCGGCATAAGCCAGCATGCAACATTCGTTGATACACAACGTGGCATCGCCGTAATTGAGCGCTCATCATCGCCGTTAGCATCAGCGGTTTTACTTATCTCATATTGCGGGGTACAGCAGTTTGCGCGCTTCCTTGGAGGATCGCTCATTACGGAGGACGGCGACGCTATTGAAGGGGATATGCTAGCGGATGTTGAGCTGATAGGAGTGGTAACTCACATCATCAGTAAAGCCGGTTTTGATGACAGCCCGGTGATGTAATGTTTGCTCTGGTTGATGTGAACAGCTTCTACGCGAGCTGCGAAACCATTTTCAGGCCGGATCTGCGAGGGAAGCCAGTTGTCGTATTGTCCAATAACGATGGTTGCGTGATAGCGCGTTCTGCCGAAGCCAAGAAACTTGGCATCAAGATGGGGGATCCGTACTTCAAATGCAAAGACCAGTTCCGCCGGCATGGCGTGGTTTGCTTCAGTTCGAACTATGAACTCTACGCAGATATGAGTAATCGGGTCATGACGACACTTGAGGAAATGTGTCCCAGAGTTGAAATCTACAGCATAGACGAGGCTTTTTGCGACCTCACCGGTGTGCGTAATTGCCGTGTGCTGGAAGAGTTCGGACATGAGCTGAAAGATACGGTCTACCGCAATACCAGACTTCCGGTCGGGGTGGGGATCGCACAAACAAAGACGCTGGCAAAGCTCGCCAATCATGCTGCGAAAACATGGAAAGCCACTGGCGGTGTAGTTGACCTGTCGAATGTGGAAAGGCAGCGCAAACTGATGGCTTTACTTCCGGTGGATGAAGTGTGGGGTGTTGGCCGCCGTATCAGCAAAAAGCTTGAGGCTATGGGGATTAAAACAGTTCTGCAGTTGGCTGATACGGATATCCGCTTTATCCGCAAACACTTCAACGTGGTGCTTGAGAGAACTGTGCGGGAGCTGCGCGGCGAGCCATGCCTTGAGCTGGAAGAGTTTGCACCAGTGAAACAGGAAATTGTCTGCAGCCGGTCGTTCGGGGAGCGCATTACCACCTATGAACAAATGCGCCAGGCTATCTGTTCATATGCGGCCAGAGGCGCAGAGAAACTTCGTGGTGAGCATCAGTATTGTCGTTATATCTCCACCTTTGTGAAGACATCTCCCTTTGCACTGAACGAAAAATACTACGGCAACAGCGGGTCCATTGAGTTGCTGACGCCAACGCAGGATAGCCGGGATATCATCAATGCCGCGGTAAAGTGTCTTGATGCGATATGGGTCGACGGGCACCGATATCAGAAAGCGGGGATCATGCTCGGTGATTTCTATAGCCAGCGTGTCGCGCAGCTGAACCTGTTTGACGACAATGCGCCAAGGCAGAACAGCGAGAAGCTGATGGAAGTTCTCGACCACCTCAACGCAAAGGATGGGAGGGGAACTCTCTATTTTGCTGGGCAGGGGATCCAGGCCACCTGGCAGATGAAAAGAGAAATGCTTTCGCCTCGCTATACAACCCGCTTCTCTGATTTGCCGGTCGTCAGGTGATTGGGTCGATTAGTTCGGAGCCCTGATTCTTCACATTTCCTACGGCGCGCGTCACTGCGTGCCAGATAAACTTATCAGCAGGAACCGTACCGTCCGCTGCTATTTCTTCGGCTTCTTTCCCTCCTACATCCAGCCTCATCCATTCTCTGGCTGCTTCTGGTGACAACACCAGTGGCCGGCGGTCGTGAATGTCTACCAGTCCTTTATCTGCTGCCGCGGTGACAATCAGAAAGCCTTCTGCTTCATCTCCACGTTCAAACGGAGTGCTTCCGATTGCCGCCATGAATATCGGTTGGCCATCGGCACGATGGATGAAGTAGGGCTGCTTCTTGTCGCCTTCCTTCTTCCATTCGAACCAACCATCAGCAAAGCAGATCGCCCGGCCATGTTGCCATAGCGGCTTAAACATCCTGCTGGTGGCCGCCGTTTCGACGCGTGCATTAATCAGTGGCGGTTTATCCCACCATCCAGGCGCATAACCCCAGAAGACCGGATCAATATGCAATTGTTCGTCGCGTTCGCTCAGAAGCAAAACTTTGGTACCGGGCGCGACGTTGAATCGACCAATCGGCTCCGGATCATATGCGATGTCACGATCGGCTTCATCGGCAAGATAGGAAAGATAATCTTCACGGGTCATTGACTGGGAAAAGCGTCCGCACATATCAACCTCCAGTGGTCAGACTGAAAGTATAGGCGTCAAAAACGAGTTCTGGACGAAGCTGTAAGCTTGAAAAAGAAGGGAATCACGAAAGAGTGGTGCGCACCGAAAATTCATGATTACCGCGAAAGAGGATGACATGGGATGGGGTAGAGGTAAACGGCGTTGCTTTTAATCTGGAAAGCTGCTCGCAGAATTTTTAATGGGGCATGTATGGGGCAAAAAATTAGCGCAAAACAACTCAAAACCTCATAAGGTATCGATTCGTCTTGCGCTAATGCATTGCTTAAACACTACATCCGCATTACTTCAACGCACCTTGCTTTTAAACTGATGCCTGTTTTAAACAAACCAGACTGGGCGCAATAAGCGCGTCAAAATATTAAAACCGGGCATTCCCTGCCTGCGCGGCCCGGTTCTTTATTCGCATTAATATCCCATCATTCTCAATGCCAGCCAGATAATCCCCGCCCATAATAAAGCGCATGGAAAAATAACAACACTAAGCGAACGCCAGCCGTTTCTACTCATCGGAAACCCCACATTTAAGTCATCATCACCAGGTGCGTTTGGCATTTCATCATCGGCGCGGGGGCGGGGAACTTTAGGAATATTTGTAAAGCAGATGTAGAAAAAAATAGACCCGGCGCGGTGGCCGGGCTGAGAGGGCGTTGACGAGCTGCCAGGTCACCCCGGCGCGGTGGCTGCTTGGGTCGATCAGATGGGCAGGAAACTCATCATTAAATACGCGACGACAACGCAGATTAGCGTCATATACCAGACTATGCTCATGGTGACTTATCCCATTTCAGACTCAAGAAAGACGAGCCTTTCGGGTAACGACTTTAAACATCCGGATGTCGATGATCAACCGCTTGCGCATCAGGGGATTAGCTTTTCTTTGCGTGGAACAGGACGTCTTCGCCGTGGCTTTCATCCTCAACCCAGAAGTTAATATTGAATTGGGCATCATCGCTGAGCTCGATACGGTGCCAATACTGCGGTGGGCTGGTGGCGAACTGCCCGGCGTTAATGACGACTTTCATCTCCGGTTCGGTAGCCTGCTCGTCATGAAAACCGTAGTAAGTTACCGTTCCTTCCATTACGCACAGCTGACCGAAAACGTTAGCGGCAGTATTGTGATGGGTGAGCAGCGCCGCCGGAACATTTTCCTTAGTGAAGAACGGAGTGGAGCGTTTAACTTTCCAGTTAGCCGGGATACGCAGGTGGGACAT